TTAGCTCAGCAGCATGTCGAGCTTGTCGCGCAGCAGCGTGAGGCAGTCACCGTTGGTCCATTGCAGGCCTGGTCCTTGGCGGCTGGAGTTCGTGTCGCACCGCCATTTCTCCGCCTGCGTGAGTTGGTAGGCCGAAGCGAAGATCGGCCTGGTGTGTCGATCTGCCGTGGCGCTGCATGCATCTCTGAGCCCAATGCGTGCGCAGTTGGTCGAATCGAACCCGAACCCGAGCACAAAGACCCTCTCGGCGTCAGCGAGCCACTTCGCGCTGATGTCATCGGTAGGTCCGCGCACCAGCGGCACGGTTTTGATGGATGTCTGCGCGGCAAGTATCGAACGCTTGTGGTCTTCGTCTTTCAGCAAGCTGTACCGATAGCCGCTCTCCTCCGTGTACTCCCCAAGTGACCCATACACATGCTGAATTGGGATCTGTAACAAGTATGAGAAGGCCACCCTGGGAGCGAGGCCGAACGTGTGGAGGATGGCGTCGTAGAGATACTGCTCCAGCGACCTGTCGTAGTTGAACGTAACGAAACGGACCTTGTTTCGAAGCAGGTCTTCAGGCGTCGAAGCGCCGGCAAGCATCTCGTTCCAAAGAAGGTGATACCAATCGCCCTTCGCCAAGTTCGCGCTGCTTTCGATCGGAATGAGCATTGCCGCGATCACGTGCTCCCCGATGGTCTGAAACTCCGGTCTGAATGCGATGAACGCATCGATCGAGGCTATGCCTGACTGTTCGAAAGAGGCACGAAATCGTTCAATATCTTCGTCCGAATGGCCGCACTCGCAGAGTCGAGCGAAGGGCGATTGCCCACGGCTGAGGTCGCTGCAGATTCGGCGCCGCAACTCTGCGCCTGTCGGAAAGCCAAAAGGTCTGCTCGCACCTGCGCCGAGAAGGAACACTATGTCTGTCTTGATCACTTCAGGATGATCCCCCTCTGATCCGTATTCTCGGGCTACCCTCTGTGCCTACGCTCCGTTGGGAGCGCCGAGCACTGGAACAGTGAGTAGGTCAGAGACAAAGACTTCGAGCTTGCCTACGGCTATAGATACTGTGTCGAAGGTCGGGTAAGGCGTACTTCCATGAACAAGCGCACTTCTGAGGCCGTAGCAGTAGGAGAAGAACCTGCTGGCAGGCATGTCCATGTAGGTTCGGTTGCCGAGACGGTCAGCGCTAAGTCGGCGCCCCGCTTGCGAGATTGACTCGTTCAACAGCCACCGAAGCGCGCCGGCCATTGAATTGCGAGCTTCGACAGACAGTGCAGCGTCTCGTGTGCTCTGAATCAGCCACTCAACGTGCGCCCGCTCAGTGTCCGAGCGGGGAGCTGGGTCAAGCAGGGCTTCAACCGCCATCATGAGAAGTAGGAAGCGGCTGTCGGCAGACTCGCGAAAGAACGAAGCATTAAAAAGTGAGTAGGCCAGCTTCTCGCGATCGGTGAGCTGGGGCTTCGCCTCGACCGCAGCAAGAAAGGCTTGCTCGAACATGCTCCGGTTCCCGTGAAGACCCACTCCGATACGCCGCGATCACCCTGCACAAGATGGCGCGCGTTCCCCCAGTGTGCATCGGGAAAGGTCTTCCACACCTCTGCATAGCCAGTTCGGACAGCGTCGCGACCCACGTAGCGAGTGCCACAGACGTCCGGTCCTGCGGAGGCTTCGAACACACAGTCGTCCGTCATGAATTCCATGAGAGCGTCGACATCATGGCGATTCCAGGCGTCGGCGAAGGCTTGCAAGAACTCGGTTGTGACCTCGGGAGCTACGTTCTTCATGATCAACCCTTCTGTTCTGATGCCGAACGTCAATATCGACCAGCCCATGAAGAAAGGCCCCGGCAATTTCTCACCAGGGCCTTCACTTGTTTGGCTCCCCGTCCCGGGCAAGCTGCGAACCGTCACCCTGACCATCCCGCGCGTGCCGCTGGCCCGCCGCTGGGGCCTAGAGCGGTCCGCGGCGTAGGATGCACGCCATGAGCCCGCCCCGGCTGAAGCACCACGACACCATCAAGCGCTTCCTCGCCAATTGGCACGAAGACTGGATGGACGACGACGACAAGGCCGCTTTCGATGAGGAAGCGCTGCGCGTCAACGGGGCGGAGCTTGACGCGGCCATCGAGGCGGGCGTCTTCAACGGCTACACAGCCGAGCAGCAGCTCGCCATCATGGAGTCGATCTTTCGGGTAACGAGGCGATGAGCCAGCCCAGATTCCCCGCCCCACAGCTCGGCTACTACCAGGCTGAATGCTGCCTGCTCGATCTGCACAAGATCGAGACGCAGCAGGACCTCGACGAGGCCATCGCCCGCATCGAGGACAACTGGGAAGTCGGCGATCTGATGGTGTTCGCCACCCTGGCCGAAGCCGTGGCCCACCTGGCGGACGACGGACTGACACCCGAGCAAGAGGCGCGCGAATATGCGCGCCTGGGCTGGACAGGGAAGTAGCCCAGCGCAGGGCGCCACGGCGCCCCCCTTAGATTGTCCGCCCGTGCTGCGCACCATCGCGCAGCATGAAGGTCCGTGGTTGTATCTTGCCCTTGATCGGGGCTTTGGCGTGCCTGGTCGCACCGCGGCCGGCACGCCGCATTCTTCTGGCCGAGGGTGACGGCGCATCCGGACGGGTGCGCTTCCTGTCGCTGCCCATCGAGCTGGCCGAAGGCGTCAAGCAGTCGTGGCAGACGGTGACCCGGACGGGCACCTTCACCGACCCGCGCTACGGCAAGTTCGAGATCACCCTGGCCATGCTGCAGCAGATGGTCGCCAACTTCGACGCACGCGTCCTGGGACAGGACGTGTTCATCGACGTGGCCCACAACCACACCAACGGCGCCGCAGCGCAGGTGCTCAAGCTGGCCGTCGACGGCGGCCGGCTGCGTGCCCTGCTGGCCTGGACGGAGTTCGGCGTCGAGGCCGTGCGCAAGAAGGGCTTCGCCTACCTGTCGGCCGACTTTCACGAGGACTGGCACGACAACGAAAAAGGCAACGGCCACGGCTGCGTGCTGCTCGGCGCCGGCCTGACCCTGCGCCCCGTCATCAAGAACCTGGACCGCATTCAGCTCGCTGAAGGCGACGACGACGACGGTGACACCAAGCTCGCCATCCACCCCAATCTGTTCAAGACCCTGGAGTCCGCAATGAACAAGCACCTGAAGGCCCTGCGCGAAAAACTGCTGGCGCAAGGCCTCACCGAAGCCCAGATGAAGCCCATCCTCGACGCTGCGCTCAAGCAGCTCGAGGCCGCCGCCGACGACGACGCCAAGTGCCTGGCCCTGGTCGACACCTTCACCGCCGCCGGCGAAGCGCTGCACACCCAGCTCAAGCAGCTGGGCCAGGCCGCCCCCGGCGCCGCCATCACCCTGCAGGTGGGCAACGTCGACGACAACGCCATCGGCGCCGCCGTCGCCAAGGCCCTGGCCGCGCGCGACACCGCCGCAGCCGCCGACGCCACCACGCTGGCGGGCAAGGTCAAGCTGCTGTCCGACACCGTCGGCGAAAGCAAGACCCTGTCCGACGACGCCAAGGCCGCCATCGTCGACGAGCTCAAGCCGCTGGTCACCAAGGAACTGTCGGACAACCAGGTCAAGGCCCTGGCCACCTTCGCGCTGGGCCAGGCCGGCAAGGTCAGCGCCGCCGTGCAGCTGGCCGGGCTGGGCTACCGCCCGCCGTCGGGCAGCGTGCACATCACCGTCGAATCGGGCAACCAGATCAAGGCCCTGCAGGCCGAGATCGACAAGCGCCTGGGCATCGCCGGCATGGCCGATGCCGACCGCTACGAGCGCACCGGCGGCGTGCTGCTGGCCAAGAACAAGGCCTACGCCGAGAAGTGCCTGGCGATGTACGACGACATCAACGGCCACCGCCTGGCCAGCGAGCACAAGCTGCTGGCCGCCGGCACCGGCCAGATCGGTGACTTCGGCGTGCCCGCCGTCTTCGAGCGCACCGTGCTGCGCGAAGCGCTGTACCAGCTGACGGGCCTGAGCTTCGTCGACGTGGGCACGCACCCGATGGCCTCGATCGCGCAGATCCCCTACAGCTACCGCGACACCACCGCCGCCGGCGCCGCGCAGCTGCGCACCTATGAGCTGCAGGCCATCAAGAACGCCGGCGTGATCCAGACCTTCGAAGAAGCCCGCCCCATCCCGCAGAAGCTGGGTTTCAAGCTCAGCAACGAAATGCGCTACCTGCTGGCCGCGGCGCCCATCGACTTCGACCCCCTGGCCGAGAACGTGCGCAACGTCATCCGCATCACCAGCGAAGACACCGACAAGATCATCCAGAACGAGGTGCTGCGCAGCGCCGACGAAGCCAGCCACGCTGCCGGCAACGACACGCTGACCGCGCAGGTCAACGGCACCAACAAGATCTTCGTGCTCACGCAGTTCCCGGTGGTGCGCCCGCGCGCCACCTACGACCTGAAGGGCGCGCTGGTGGGCAGCGTGGTCAACCCCATCACCGTCACGCTCAACAGCGTGGCCCGCACCGAATACGTGTCCGGCGTCACGCTGAGCGCCGGCCTGTACTGGGTGATGGACTACAACCTGGGCGAGATCCGCTTCGTCAACGAGCTGGGCGTGCTGCAGACGCCCACCAACGCCTGGCCGCTGGTGGTGACCTACCGGTACACCACCAACGTGGCCAAGCACGACCTGGACGTCGGCGGCTACAGCCCGGCCACCGTGGCCGGCTGCTACGACGCGCTGCTCACCAAGATCGGCGCGCGCAAAGTGGTCATCGAGAACGACCGCTACTACACCGCCAACATGCTGCTGATGAGCGGCGCGGTGGACAACGCGCTGGGCCAGGCCACCACCTTCCAGGCCAACAGCTCGCGGCCCGGCACCGGGCTGTCGCCCGACGGCAGCGTCGGCGTCGTCAAGGGCATCAGCGCGTTCAACACCCGCGCGCCGGGCCTGGACACGGCCGACCAGCGCATCATCGTCGGCCAGCGCGGCAACACGCGGCTGCGCATGATGCGCCCGTTCCAGATGGCCGAGATGCAGCAGGCCCGCGACGGCAGCGGCTTCTTCGTCGGCGCGCAGGACGGCTATGGCGAGCAGTTCCTGGCCTGCCACACGCCCACGCAGCTGAAGAACGCCAACACCAGCCTGGTGCTGTACAGCACCACCGGCCGGGTGGCGCGGGCTGCCTGATCCAACCACACCACCGCCCCCGCTGGGGGCCCGCAACGGGCCGGCACGGGGGCAGGAGCCCCCGATGTCCAAGCGCTACATCCACAACCCCACCGCCGGCGTCGTGTTCGCCGGCGGCGTGATGATCCCGCCCGGCGAAGGCCGCGAGGTCGACGAGCTGTTCCTGCCGCCCGAAGCCGGCGACGCCCCGGAAGCCGCGCCCGCCGAGCCCGACCTGCTGGCCAACCTGCGCGAGCTGCTCAAGACGCCGGTCAAGGAGCTGCTGCTCCAGCTCGAAGCCCTGGGCACCGACACGCTGGACCAGCTGGCCACGCTGGAAGGCCAGGCTGCCAGGCCGCGCAGCACGCTGCTGGCCGCCATCGCGGAGCTCAAGCTCGAGCGCGCCAAGCGCACCGCCGGTGGCGAAGGCTCCGAGGGCGGCGAGGACTGACGCCACCATGCCGGGCAGCATGAGCCAGGCCGACCTGGTCGCCGATCTGAAGCGCTCGCTGCACGACGCCGCGGGCGTGTTCGACGACGCGTCCGTGCCCGATGCCGACTTCAAGCGCTTCCTGGCCATCGCCTTCACCGGCATGCAGGCCAAGCGGCCGCGCACGCTGCTGGGCAGCGTCACGCTGGTGGCGGGGCAGGACCTGTACCCGCTGTCGCTGCCCGACTTTGCGCAGTACAAGACGCACCAGTGGGGCGGCAAGGTCATCCGGCCCTGGCTGCCGTGCCACCCCGGCGCCTTGCCGCGCGTGGCTGCCGTCAACGAAGGCAGCGCCTGGTCGCTGGTGTTCGACCCCGCGCCCACGCAGGCCCACCTCGACGCCTACGGCAGCACTTTCCGCTTCTGGTACTACGGCACGCACAGCGCCGACGCCAACGGCAGCACCCTGGCCGCGCCCGACCGGCCGCTGCTGCTGCTGCGTGCCCAGGCCGAAGCCATGCGCGAGCTGAGCATGCGCAACATCAACAAGCCCGTGCAGCTGCGCGACGGCCACAGCGGCCAGCCGCGCAACAGCACCCCCGCGGCGCTGTACCGCGAGCTGCTGGCTGAGTGGGAGAAGGCGCGGTGAGCTACATCACGCTGGAGCACAACGCCGGGGTGGTGGCGGTGCGCGTGCACGCCGCCGCCCAGCGTGTGCGTGGCGAGCTGAGTGCCGAGCTGCGGCTGCTTTCAGAGCGCGTCGCAGCGGCCATGCGCCTGGCCTCGCCCAAGTTCCGCACCCTGCTGGCCAACAGCGTGCGCTTCGAGGAGCGCAGCACGTTCGAGTGGTTCGTCGGCCCGCACACCGACTATGCCAAGTGGGTGTCCAAGGGCCGCAAGCCGGGAAGGGGCCTGCCGCGCTTCTTCGACCCGGCCGCCGCGCAGATCGTGGCCTGGCTGGAGGCTCACCCGCCCGGCGGCGGCACCTTCACCCGCCCGCGCCGGGGCAGCGCCGCGGCCGTGCGACACGAGCTCGAGCTGCGCGACCGCTACATGGCGCTGAGCCGCTACGTCAAGGCGCGCGGCATCAAGCCCGACACCTACATCGAAGACACCGCGGCCGAGTTCCGCGAGATCGTGCCGCGCGACCTGGCCGCCGCCGTCCACCGCGCGCTGGAAGGCGGTGCCGCATGATCACCCCGTCGCTGACGCAGGACTTCATCGACGCCGCCGAGGCCTCGCTGGCCGCCCTGTACCCCGCGCGGCTGTTCGACCAGGGCCTGCAGGACCCGGCCACCCTGGGCGACGCCAAATGCCGCCAGGGCGTGTACACGCTCATCCCCACCGGCAAGCGCGACTGGGCCGACCACCGCGGCCGCGAAGGCCAGGACGGCACGCTCGGCTTCGTCATCGTCGGCTACGGCCGCGTCGACGACAACGCCACGCCGCGCGAGGTGATCAAGAACGAAGCCGAGATGGAAGCCGAGCTGCTGGCCTGGTTCCAGGCCATCAAGCCCGAACCGCTGGATGCCGTGTACCCCGACGACGTGGTCTACAGCCGCGGCTTCGACTTCCCATACACCTGGATCGTCCTCAGCGCCCGCGCCCTGTACCTATGAACCCGACCTTCCTGCACAAGCTCCAGACTGCCATCGACGACAGCAGCCTGTGGCTGTTGTTCGCGCTCATCGGCGGCAGCGGCGCATCGCTGCTGGCCCTGGGCCTGCTGCTGCGCAGCAACGAGCGGCTCACCACCCGCGTCATCGTCGGCACCGCGCTGCACAGCAGCGCCTGGGGCTCGGCCGTGTTCATGCTCAGCTTCAGCACCCTGTCGCAGGACCTGGCCTTCCTGGTGGGGCTGAGCATCTTCAGCGGCATGGGCGTGGCCAGCTTCATCGACGTGCTGCTGCTGCTGGTGAAGCAGAAGCTGGGCATCCAGATCACCCTGAACCCACCCCCGAAGGAGCCGTGATGGCCAAGCCCAAAGCCCCGCCGAGTGCCCCGCAGCAGACCGAGCTGGAGCTGCCCCAGCCCCAGTACGGCGGCAGCTACATCCGCCAGGCCGACGGCAGCCTGCAGCTGCTGGAACGCACCCTGGACACCCCCACCGCACCGCCCGGCGCTGACGCCGCGCCCGAGGAGCAAGCGCCATGAAGAACCTGAACGTCGTGCTGGCCAAGATCCACACCGCCTACGACACCGACCCCGTGCCCACCAACACCACCAACGTGGTGGTGGTGCAGAACCTGCAGTTCAACCCGCTGGAGATGGACACCGACGACGACAACCGCGTCATGCCCAACTTCAGCAAGGGCGAAAAGATCGTCGGAGCCACCTGGTGCAGCATGAGCTTCGACGTGCTGCTGTGCGGCGGCGGCGCACCCGCCGGCACCGCGCCCAACTGGGGCGTGCTGCTGCGCGCCTGCGGCATGGCGCAGACCATCAACGCCGGCAGCAACGTCACCTACAGCCTGGTGAGCACCGGCGAAGAGGCCGTCGCCATCTACGCCTACAACGACGGCATCCTGCAGAAGATGATCGGCATGCGCGGCAGCGTCAACTTCAGCTTCACCGCGCGCAAGGCGCCGGTGGCCAGCTTCAAGTTCATCGGCCTGAACGTGCCCATGACCGACGTGGTCATGCCCGTGCCCACCATGCCCACCATCCCGCGGCCGCTGGCGGTGAACCAGAGCAACACCACGGTGAGCTTCGGCGCCTACTCGATCCGGCTGGAAAGCTTCAACATCGACCTGGGCAACGACGTCCAGTACCGCAACCGCACCAACCGGCAGGACGTGATCATTGCCGACCGCAACGTGGCCGGCAAAGCCATGTTCGAGCTGCCGCTCATCGCCGAGGCCAACTTCCTGGGCGCCGCGGGCATCTGCACCAACGCCACCGCATCGGCGCTGAGCATCGTGCATGGTGCTGCGGCCGGCAACATCCTCACCCTGTCGGCGCCCAAGGCCCAGCTGTTCAAGCCGAGCCCCAAGTACGACAAGGGCACGCTGATGCTCGAGTGCGACCTGCACCTGGCGCGCAACACCGCCGGCAACGACGAAATGAGCCTGGTGGTGACCTGATGAGCGACGCCAAGCAACAGCCGCTGTTCATCCTGGGCGCCACGGTGCCCGAGTTCTGGTGGACGGTGCAGATCCCGTCGCCCACCGACAACGACTACGCCGTGGCCGGGCTGGACCTGCTGTTCGCCCCCGTGGAGCAGCCCGAGCTGGACGCCATGCGCGGCATCGGCCTGGCCGAAGGCGAAGCCGTGCCCAGCGATGCGCAGATCTGCCGGCGCGTGGTGCGCGGCTGGCGCAAGCTGTGCAACGAACACGGCGCCGAAGTGCCCTTCAGCCCCGAAGCGCTGGACCAGCTGCTGCGCGCGCCCGTGGTGCGCACCGCCATCGTCGTCACCTACCTGGCAGCCATGAGCGGGACGGCCGCCCGAAAAAACGCCTAGAGGCCGCGGCGCGCTGGGTGGCCAGCCTGCGCCGCGGCCGGGTGGACGACCAGCGCGCGCAGGAGCTGCGCAAGTTGGGCGTGCCGGCCGACCAGGCGCAGCAGTGGCTGGCGGCGCAGGAGCCCGACGAGGGCGAGGCCGACGACGACGGCCCGCTGATCGTCTGGCCCGAGAACCGCCCGGTGGTGCGGCTGTTCATGCAGCTCGAGGGGCAGTGGCACCGCCGGCCGCTGAGTGGTGCATTGGACGGGCTGCGCTACGAGGCCGCGCGCACCGCCATCGAGCTGCAGCGGCTGAAGAAGCCGCGCCGGCTGTGGCGGCAGCTGGTGGAGATGGAGCAGGCTGCATTGGAGGCATGGCATGGCTGAAGAAGAGCTTGGCATACGGCTGCGCGCCAATGGTGTGGTCGAGACCACCAAGGGTTTCGACCTGACGGGCGACGCGAGCGATCGCCTGGGCAACCGCCTGGACAACGTGTCGAAGAAGCTGCCCGACATGGCGAAGGGCTCGCGCGAGGCGGCCAGCGGCGCCAACGTGCTGAGCGGCGCACTGCGCGAGGCGGCCAACGAAGCCACCGCTGGCCTGCCGGTACCGGCTGCCATGCGCACCGCCGTGCTGGGCATGGGTGGCGCCTTCGGCATTGCCGCCACCGCGGCGCTGGTGCTGGGCTCGGCCTACGTGCAGGGTAACCAAGAGGCGTCGGCGTATCGCAGTGCCATCGTGCTGACGGGCAACGCCGCCGGCGTGACCACCGGCATGCTGGCCGACATGGCGCGCGGTGTAAGGCAGTTGGGCGCAGGCACCCAGAGCGAGGCGGCGGCACTGTTGGCGCGGCTGACGGCCAGCGGCCAGGTCGCGCGGGAGCATCTGCAGCAGGTCACCCAACAGGCCCTGCAGCTGCAACAGGTGGGCGGCGTGGCTGTCGACACCACCATCCGCAACTTCGTGCGGCTGGGCGAGTCGCCTGTGAAGGCCAGTGTCGAGCTGAACAAGACGACCAACTTCCTGACGGTCTCGTTGTACGAGCAGATCCGCGCGCTGGAAAAACAGGGCCGCGCCAGCGAAGCCGCCGCGCTGGCGCAGCACGCGCTGCTGGACGCCACGAAGCCGCGCATCGAAGAGCTGGTCAAGCAGGTCGGCTGGGTAGAGCAGGGCTGGCTGGGCGTGCTGGGCGCCGTCAAGAGCGTGAAGGACGCCCTACTGGACCTGGGCCGCGAGCAGACCCTGCAGCAGCAGCTCGACGCGGTGAACCAGGCCCTATCGCTGCCGGTACAGCGCGGGCGCGACCCGCTGCAGGCCGAACAACGCCGCGAAGCCCTGCGCCAGCGCCAGGCCGAGCTGCAGGAACTGCAGCGCCTCGAACGCCGCTCCACCGACCTGCAGGCCGCCCAGGCCGCGGCCACGCGCGACGCCATCGCCGCGCGCGAGAAGGAGCGCGACAAGAAACCAGGCCCCGACCCCGCCGACCGCCTGGAAGACAGCATCCAGCGCCGCCTGGCGCTGGCCCAGGCCGAGCTGGCCGCCGGCGACCAGCTGAGCCAGGCCGACCGCTTCCGCATTGAGCTGCTGCGCGAGATCGACGAGGTGCAGGGCAAGATCGGCCAGCGCCGCGCCGAGCAGCTGCGCAGCGAGGTTGAGAGCACCACGCGCCAGATGCGCGCCGTGGAGGCCCAGCGCGAGGAGCTCAAGGCGCGCGAGCAGCTCGAGCGCCAGTTCGCCGCCGAGCGCGACGCCGCCACCAAGGCCGCCTATGCCGAGCGCGAGCGCATGGAGCAGCGCAACGCCGCGCTGGCCGACGAAACCGCCGCCGTCGGCATGAGCAGTGAGGGCCTGCAGGCCCGGCGCCAGGCGCAGACCGACGCCGAGATTGCCGACCGCAGCGCGCACCTGGCGCGCATCGAAGGCCTGCCCGCCTACGCCGAAGAAGCGACCGCGCTGCGCCAGCAGATCGATCTGCTGGAGCGGCGCAAGGGCCTGCAGCAGGACAAGTACGTCGTCGAGACCCGGCAGAAGGAGCTCGAGGAGAACAAACAGCGCCAGGAAGGCCTGGCCGACAGCATCACCGACGGCATCATGGAAGGCTTCCGCGACGGGGCCACCTACGCCGAGATCTTCCGCCGCGAGCTGCAGGCGCAGTTTGCCAACCTCGTGCTGCGCCCGTCGATCCAGTACCTGGTGGACCAGGCCTGGGACGGCGGCAATGGCGGCCCGGTGGGCGGGCTGCTGGGCCTGCTGGGCGTCAACCTGGGTGGCGGTGGCAGCATCGCCAGCAGCGTCGGCTACGGCATCCCCATGGGCGTGCCGCTGGCCAAGGGCGGCCGCGCCGAGCGCGGGTCGCTGCACCCCATAAACGAAGTAGGCCCCGAGGTCATCAGCGTCGGCAACCGCAGCTACCTGATGATGGGCGCGCAGGACGGGCAGGTGACGCCGGCAGCCCGCGGCGGCGGCAGCTCAGGCGGCGGCGGGCGCAGCGTTGTGCAGAACGTCAGCATCCGCATCGACGGCACCGCCGATCGGGCCGAAACGGTGGCGCTGATACAGCGCGCCATGCAGCAGAGCAAGGCCGAGCTGGTGGAGATGATGGACCGCAACCAGGTCTAGCCCTGCCGGCGCCACCGCGCCCCCCTTAGATTGTCCGCGGCCACCGGCCAGCATGGGGCTCCCGATCCATTCCCCCACACGGAGCCACCATCGTGATCAAGCACATCCAACGCGCCGCGGCGCTGCTGATCCTGTCCACCGCCGCGCTGCTGGCAGCGGTGCCGGCGCACGCGCAGTCGCTGGCCGACTGGGCCGAGAACAACCTCATCGACCAGTTGTTCCGGGCCCAGACCTGGACCATCAACTCCACGCTCGACGTCGGCCTCAGCACCGCGGCCTGCAGCGATTCTTCGGTCGGCACCGAAGTCTCGGGCGGCAGCTATGCGCGCGTCAGCGTCACGCGCTCGCTGGCCAACTGGGCCGGCACGCAGTCGGCCGGCAGCACCAGCGCGTCCAGCGGCACGGGCGGGCAGACCAGCAACAACGTGGCCATCAACTTCGCCACGCCCAGCGCGGGCTGGGGCACGGTGACGCACTTCTTCGTCATGAGCAGCTCGAACATCGTGCTGTGCCAGGCGCTGACCACCAGCAAGACGATCAACTCGGGCGACACCGTGTCGTTTGCGATCGGCGCGCTCACCTTCACCATCCAGTGAGGCGCCCATGAAACGCGCCTTCCTGATCGTGTGCAGCGCGCTTGCGCTGGCGGCGTGCAGCACGCCCCCGGCGGTGGACCTGGCCTCGCCCAAGAGCGCACCGCCGGTGTCCATCCAGGCCGTCGGCACGCTGGCCACCAACCCCTGCGAGGCCGCCGTGGCGCCGCTGCAGACCCGCGCCATCGTCGGCGTCAACACCGCCACGCGCCAGCTGCGCGCCGGGCAGATCGACGCCGCCCAGGCCCAGGCCGTGGCCGACGCCGCGCGCGAGGTGCAGGCCGCTGCGCGCGCCGCGTGCGTGGACAAGCGCCAGCCTTCGCCGGGCGAGCTCAAGCGCGCCCAGGCGGCGCTGGCACGCATCGGCCACCTCACCGGGAGCACGCAATGAAGATCGACGAAGCGCGCGTGCTGCGCGATGCACTCAACGCCGGCATCGAGCATGCCGAGGCCGCCGGCAGCACCGAGGTGGACGTGGCCGGCACGCTGGACGCCAGCCTGTCGACGGCCATCGCCGAGCTGCAGGCGGCGATCGACGCCAGCAAGGCGGGCTAGGCACCATGGCCGCCCACGTAGACCGCCTGCGCGCGGCGGCGGCCGAAATTCTGGCGGTCGCAGACGCGCTCGAGGTGCCAGCGCCGGGCCCCGTGCCCGCGCCGAGCCCTGCGCCAGAACCGCCCGCGCCGGCTCCCGCGCCGGCACCGGAGCCGGAGCCGCCGGCGCCATCTCCTCCACCAGTGCCGCCCACGGCGAGCGACATCGAGCAGTACCTGGTGGGCGACACCGGCGACGGCCCGACCCGCGCCCACAGCAATCAGCACCTGCTGCTGCGCTGGCAGAACCCCGATGTTGGCGATTGGACGGACGCAGCCGGCGTGCCGCAGGGCGCCGCGGCATTCGACGAGCAGCGTGTCAACGCTGTCGGCTGGTGGCCCTTCGACATCACCGCGCTGATCGCTGCCGACGTGGATCGCGGCGAGCACATGGGCGTGCTGCTGCGCACCGACGACACGGTCGGCGTCACCTTCTCTGGCCGCCTGTCCGGCAACCCGCCACGGCTGGAGATCGAGACCAGCGAAGGCGCGTTCACACCGCCACTGCAGGCCTACGCGAAGTGGTCGACATCGACATCCAAGGGCCAGAACAGCACGCAGGCCGGCAGCGTGGCCGCCAATGCAACGGCGATCGCGCGGTGGGATCTGCGCGACGTCAAGGGCGCCGTGAAGTCGGCCACCATGCACCTGCACTGCAAGGCCAAGGCCACCACGACGGCCAAGCCGCTGATCCGCGCCTTCCGCGCCCAGCTGCCGCTGATCATCGTCGGCGCCAGCCACGCCGCGCCGGTGCCGGGCATCGCCGCCATCGGCGAGGCCGCGCTGCGCGACCACCCATCGGTGCTGTGGGCCGGCGACTTTTCGGACCAGCAGGAGCGCGTTGCCGCCGAGTTCCAGGACACCGCCGAGGTGCTGCCGGACCCGGACCACCCAGGCACGATGATGCTGCGCGGGCGCTTCCGCCAGGGCACCGCATCAGAACCGCTGAAGCGCAGCAGCTACGGCCGGTATCTGCAGTTCAACCCGGCCGATCGCACCGACCCGCTGCGCCCACCGCTGGTGACGCACAGCGTCATGCACGCGCGGCTGCTGTTCATGCTGGAGGACGACTGGAACAGCACCCTCGACGGCAACAAGATGGCCATCGGCTGGGACGCGCGGATGGGCTGGTGGAATGACGCCGGCGCCGGGTACTGGCAGAGCACGAGAGGCAACGGAGGCGCCCCGGGCACCGGCCTGAAGGTGTTCGCGCCGGCCAAGACGAACGGCAGCAGCCAGACCGCCGACCGCTGGGAGTACCAGGGCCACAGCATCCGCATGGAAGCAGGCAAGGGTTCGTCGGTCGGCAACCCCTACGCCGAGCTGCGCCCGATCCAGAGCTACTGCTACCACCTCGGCCAGCCCACCGACTACGGCCAGATGATCAGGCTGGGCACGGCGTGCATCGGCAAAAGGCGCTGGCACTGCATCGAGCAGCGCCTGGTGCTGAACAGCATCAGCGGCCCCTTCGACGCGCTGGGCAACGGCGAGGCGAACCCCGACGGCGAGCTCTGGACCTGGCTCGACGGCGTGCTGGTCAGCGTCGAGCGCGGCCTGCGCTGGCGCCGGCACCCGGAGCTCGGCATCCGCGGGCCGTGGATCAACTGGTACTACGGCGGCAAGGCGCCGAGCGACCGCGAGATGCACTACCGCATGAACCACCTGGTGGTGGCCACCGAATACATCGGCCCACCCGCCGATCACCGACTTTGAAGGGACTTGCACCATGAGCAGCTACGGATTCCGCGAACGCATCCTCGAGATCAGCGAGGACGGCCCCGCGCTGGCCAACAGCACTGCGCAGGCCAGCCTGTTGCCGACGTCGAAGAAAACCGCCGGGTTGCCCATCGGCTTCTTCGACCGTCTCGGCAACAGCTTCGAGTTCATGTTCTGCGGGCGCATCAGCAACATCGTCACCTCGCCCGGCACACTGCAACTGGCGATCCGCCTAGGCGCTATCGATGTGTTCCTGTCGGGCGCCATGCCGCTCAACGTGGTGGCCAAGACCGACGTGCACTGGCGCTTCAGCGGTGAGCTGATCTGCAGGGCCATCGGCGCCGGCACCGCGACACTGCTGTTCCCCAAGGGCTGCCGCTTCGAGTCGCATTCGGTGGTCGGCTCGCCGGCGCCGAGTGCGGGCGGCGCTGGCACGCACCTGCTGCCGTACAACGCTGCGCCTGCCAACGGCGCCGGCTTCGACAACGGCCAGTCCGGGGTGATCGACGCGATGGGTCAGTGGTCGGTGGCCAACTCCGGCAACAGCATCCAGATCCAAGGCGGGCACATCGACGTGCTCATCTGAGCCGGCCATGTCGATCGCGCAGTCGATCTTCGCGGCCGGCCGCCCGCATGTCGTCGGCTCGGACATCCTGAGCGCCGCGTGGGATGCCGTAGCTGGTGCCGTTGGCTACAAGCTATACCGGCGCTCGCCATCGGGGTCGCTCACGTTCTACATGGACCTGGGCAACGTCACTACCGCGAAGTGGGCATCTCCTGGCCAATGGCACTACGCCGTCACGGCCTACAACGCCGCCGCGCAAGAAAGCGAATTCTCGAATGAACTCTTCGACGCAGCCAATTGAGCCCGGTTCGGTCTGGAGGAAGGGGTCACCAAGCTTCTACAAGCGGGGCGATGTCGCTGAGCTGCGGCCCGGCGAATGGTACGTGCTGCGCGATCACTGGCAGCCCATCACCGAGGCCGACGCCCAGCAGCTGCAGCCGCAGACCGGAGCGCAAGCATGATCCGCTTCGTCCTGGCCGTCGTCGTTGCCCTGTGGTCGAGCCTGGTGGCCGCGCAGGCGGTTCCAGCGTGGGCGCTTGGCCGCAATGGGTCGAACCAGCTGCAGGTGGATGGCGGCGTTCTGGGCACTGTCACCTTCGCCAGCGAGTACGCCGGCACCGACCCCAGCGACACTGAGAACCCCGGCTGCACGCCGCGCGATCGGGTGGCCTATGACCGCACTGTGGATGGGTATGAGGGCCGCACGCCGCCGGCCTGCTTGACCCCTGGTGCCTGCCCCAACAACGACACATACGACCTGGTGCATCCGGTGTGGAAGGACACCGCTCATCGCCATGTGCTCATCAAGAACTGGGACATCAAGAACGCATTCAAGACCACGCTGCCGCCGCACGTCGATGTGACCCAGGTACTCGATGCACCCGGCTGGGGCGGCTGGTTCGTCATGCAGGACTCCACGCTCAAGAACACCGACGATGGCCTGGTGCAGTGGCAGTTCGGCTACGTCGGCACCGGTGGCTGCGGCACCTTCGGCGGCGTCGCCAGGAATGTGTTCGGCGGCGTCGTCGTGCAGAACCTTGTGTTGGGGCAGGAGAGCGCCTTCAATGCGGACTGCAACAACCGCGCTGGCGGCGACGACGGCTGCGCGCTGGGCAACGGCCTGGGGTCGTGGAACGGCCCCAATGTCGGCTGGTTCATCAACTACCAGACCAACGGCTTCCCGATCACGCTGCAGCAGAACTGGGACAAGGTGATCATCGTCGGCAACACGCCGGACTTCCTGTTCCGCGCAGACAACATCGGCTACAACTTTGCGACGGCGAACACCTGCACGGGCAGCCCTTGCAGCTTCAGCAACCGGGCCTGGGGGCCATACGCGAGCATCGAGGATGCGCTGGCCGCGGGCCACGCCGAGCCGCCCTTCATCCGGCTTTCGTGCAGCGGCTGGGCCAACACCGCCAACTGCGCCGCGTCTGGCGGCGGGGGCGGCAGCGCGCCATCGGCGCCGACCAACTTCCGCTTCGTCGGCTTCGATCTCGAACTGTTCGCGGCTTACCGGAAGTAGGGCATGCACGCGCTGTTCGTCTGCACGCTCACAGAGCACCCGCACCCAGCGCGGGCAGGCATGTTCGGCCCGAAGCTGCTGCGTGACCTGCTGCCCGATGTGCCGCCCAACGCCTACGCCGTGGTGCCCGCGCACGAAGCCAAGCCGGTGGCCATCGGCCTGGCCGAGCTGACCGACGCGCAGGCCGCCATCGCGGCCACGCTGCCCGACGTGTGGCTGCTCGATGCCGAAGGGTGGCGCGCGCGGCCTGTTGCCGACATCGACGAAGGCATGCGCTCGCAGCTGCGCGATCTGCTCGACGACCGCGGCATTCAGGCCGGCATCTACCTGTCCGATACGGTCGGCCAGGCTTTCGCCAAGATGTGCGCAGCCATCGGGGAGGACGCCGACGCGCTGCTGGCCCGCTATGTTGCGCTGACCGGGGAGAACCTGTGACCACGATTGCCGTCGACTTCAGTGCGTCGATGGCGACCGACTTTTCGCGGGCGCATGGAACGGCATTGACATCGAGCGGCGGCCAGTGCGTGAACTCGGCGAGCGGCAGCTACGACGGCTCGTACCACAACACCGCGCTGGCCTCGGGGGACCACTTCGTAAGCGTCAAGCTGGCCAGCGCGCCGGCTGCTGCTGTGTACCGCGACGTCAAGTTCCGACACAACGGATCGGCCGATGGAAGTCGCAATGGCTGGCAAGCATCGGTAGGCGGAACGAACGAGTACTACCTGAGCGAAGTGACTGGTGGGTCGGGCACCGATCGAGCCGCCGGGACGACAACCCTGGCCAACAACGACGTGTTGCGTGGCGAGGGCGAGGGGACGACGCTTCGGCTGAAGATCAACGGCTCCACGATTGCGACGTACACCTCGTCGCTGTACCAGTCGAACACCCGTGTTGGCCTCGCGGTCTATCGCAGCGCGACTGCCGCGCCGATGGACGACTTTGCGGCCGAGGACATCGGCAGCACCGCGGTCGATCTGGATGGCGATGCGGCAGCAGCAGCAACAGCCACCGGCGCACTCACGCACGGCGTGCCACTTTCTGCAGGCGCAGTCGGCCAGGCCACCGGCACCGGCGCTCTGTCCCACGGCGTGCCCCTGCAAGTCAATGCCGCGGCGGCTGCTGTGGCGGCTGCAGGGCTGTCGCAGGGGGTGCCGCTGCAGGGTGGCCCGGCTGCGTCTGGCGCGGCTGCTGCTGGTCTGTCGCATGGGGTGCCGCAGCAGGGTGCCGCGACGGCCGCTGGCGCCGCTGCTGCCGGTCTGACGCATGGGGTGCCGCTGCAGGTCGATGCTGCCGCTGCCGCTGCGGCCGCCGCCGCGTTGACGGTGGTCACCAACATCCCGGCCGTGGCCGCCTTCGACCGCCGCCCGCGCCCCGGCCGCGGGCCGTACAGCATCGGCCGCTACTTCCGGCCGCGCATCGATGCCTACACGCCGCGGGGCTTTGCCGACCTGGCCGGCGCAGGCGGCGGGCAGACCACCGCGGCCGCCGCCATCAGCCTGGCCATCACGCTGCTCGGCGCGGGCATCGCGCAGTCCACCGTCAACGGCGCCGTCACGCACGCCGTGCCGCTGGGGGCCAGCGTGGTGTCGGCCGCGGCAGCCAACGGCATGCTCAGCATTGCTGTGTCGATGCAGGGCGCACCGCTGGCCAACGTCACGGCCGGCGGCATGCTGGCGCTGCGCGTGGAGATGGCCGCCGGTGCCATCGCCCAGGCCGCCGCCACGGCGGCCATGACGCACGGCGTGCCGCTGGTCGGCGCCGCGCTGGCTGCCGTCACCGGCGGCGGCGCGCTGGCGTCCGACGGCCTGGCCGGCAACGCCGCGGCGCAGGGCGGTGCTGCGGCCCAGCTGTGGCTGCTGGTGCCGCTGTCGGCCGCGGCCGTGGCGCAGGCCCAGGACACCGGCTCGCTGGGCCTGAGCGTCACGCTGTCGGCCGCTGCACTGGCACAGACCGGGGTGCTGGGCTCCATGCAGGTGGCCGTGCAGCTGCTCGCGGCGGCGCAGGCACAGTCCCTGGCCGCGGGCACGCTCGACGCCGATGGCGTGGCCAACCTGGGCGGTCATGCGCAGGCCGCATCGGTCGGCTCAGCCGCGCTCACGGTGGCCAGCCTGGGTTCGGCGCAGCTGACCAGCCGGCCGCCCGTGTGGGCCAGCGCGCGGCGCGCGGCCGTGTCGAGTTCGGTGCACTGAAGGCCACTGCCATGACCATCTCCCGCCCCACCCAGGCCACCCAGCACCTCGATGTCGAGGAGGTGGACCTCATCCCCTTCGAGTTCGGCAAGTCGCTGCTGGCGGGCGAGTCGATCGCCAGCGCGGCGCTCAGCTGCACCCTGCACGCCGGCGTCGACTCCAGCCCGGCGCTGCTGCTGCAAGGCCCGCCGCAGATCGCGGGCACGCAGGTGCTGCAGATGGTGGCCGGCCGCATCACCGACGCTACCTACCACCTGCGCTGCGTGGCCACGCTCAGCAGCGGCCGCAAGGTGGTGGTGGCCTGCTACCTGCCCTGCGTGACGCTATGACCATCGCCTTCGGCAGCGCCTCAAGTGCGGTACAGGCCGGCATCTCGTCGGTGCTGTACCGCGCGCCGGACACGCTGGCAGCGGGCGACCTGATCCTCTGGTGCGTCGCCAACAAGTACCCCACCAACGGGCCCAACGCGCCCACCGGGCTGTCGCTGCTGGTGCAGGCGCAGGGCGGTGCGGGCTCGGCCGGTGCCGACAGCGGCAACGTCTACGGCACGGTCTTCAGCAAGGTGTCCGATGGCACCGAGGACGCCGCCACCGAAACGGTGAGCGTGCCCAGCGGCAACAGCGTCACCAGTCGCAGCGTGTCGTACACGCGCACGGCCGGCACCGGCTGGGGCATCGTGTCCAGCTACGGCGCGCAGAACACGGCCGCCGATTCGTGGAGCGTGGCCAGCGCCGCCACCATGAACCTGGCCGCCGGCGACAAGATCGTGATCGTCATCGCGCAGAACGGCGACGGCGACATTACGCACGCCAACTACGCGCTCAGCGCCCCGGGCATCGGCTTCGGTGCGCTGGTGCCGCGGCACGGCAACTCGGCGGCCATCGGCACCACCAATGGCGACGACTGCGCCATGCGCGTGCTCGAGGCCGACGTCACATCGGGCAGCGGCACCGGCACGCTGAGCCTGAGTTTCGACCTGACGGGCAGCGCCGGCAGCTCGGCCGGCGTGGTGCTGTTCATCCGCCTGCGCGAGACCGGCGCCGCGTCCGCGCTGACCGGCGCCGCCAGCGGCACGGGCACGGCCAGCGGCACCATGACGCACATGGTGCCCTTCGTGCCGGCCACCATCACCAACTGGCCCGACGCGCTGCGCCCGGCCAGCGTGGACTGGGGCTTGCTCGTGCCGCAGGCGGTGGGGCGCAGCGTGTTCAACGGCACGGCGCAGGTCACCACCCTCGGTGCGCCGTGCTGGGCCTTCACCATCGACACCGGCGCGCTGCGCCGCAGCGAGCTGCCGCAGTGGGAGGCATTGATCGACCTGCTGCAGGGCGGCACCGGGCGGCTGCGCTGCTGGGACTGGCGGCGCGAGGCACCGCTGGGCGTGGCCACCGGCACGCCGCTGGTGCGCGTGGCCGGCGCCGGCGCCAGCCTGCAGACCAAGGGCTGGACGCCCAACGTCGCGGGCATCCTGCTGGCCGGCAGCTACTTCTCGGTGAACGGCGAACTCAAGCGGCTTGTGGCCGACGCCAGCTCCAACGCATCGGGCCATGCCACGCTGTACTTCAAGCCGCCGCTGCGCAACCAGGCCGCGGTGGACCAGCCGCTGACGCTGGTCAAGCCCACGGCGGTGTTCATGCTCACCGACGAGCGCGTGAGCTGGGCGCAGGAGGGCGCGCGCTTCCCGGGCCGGTCGCTGTCCTTCATGGAAGACCTGCGCTACTCATGAGTGCCGAGTCGCAGCTCGCGGGCCCGCACGCCGGGCTGATGTACCTGGTGGAGATGCAGTTCGCCAGCGCCACGCTGCGCTTCACCACCTGGAACCACAACGTCCCTGCACTGGGGCAGACCTGGGTGGGTCTGGGCGCCATCACGTCGGTGGGCACCATCAGCGAGGGCGAGCGCCTGGAGTACCCCGCGTTGGAGATCGGCCTGCAGATCGCCGACCCGGCGCAGCTGGCGCTGGCGCTGGGCCCGGCCAACGAATACCGCGGCCGCCCCGTGCTGCTGTACGAGTGGGTGCTGGACGACGAGCTGCGCGCGGTGGAAGACCCGCAGCTGGTGTGGGCCGGACTGATGGACCAGCTGCGCCTCAAAACCGGCGACGGCAAGCGCGAGGGCGCCGGCGCCGTGATGCGCTGCGAGGTGCCCGGGCGCGACGGCCGCGGCGCACAGAGCCTGCGGCTGAACAACGCGCAGCAGCAGGCCCGCTACCCCGGCGACACGGGCCTGAGCCGCATGGAGCGGATGAACGGCCAGCCGCAGACCTGGCTGAGCAAGAGGTTCCAGAAGCAATGAGCACGCCCCGCCTGCCCGACTGGCCCGCGCGCCTGGCCGCGCTGGTGCTGGCGCGCCTGGACCGGCCGTTCGCGTGGGGGCCCAACGACTGCGCCGCGTTCGCGGCCGACAACGTGCACGCCGTCACCGGGGTCGACCGGCTGGCCCCTTTGCGCGGGCCGCGCAGCAACCTGCGCCAGGCCTGCCGGCTGCAGCGCGCGCTGGGCGGCATGCAGGCGATGGTGACGCGCTGCGGCCTGGTGCCGGTGGCGCCGGGCCTGGCGCAGCGCGGCGACCTGGTGCTGCTGCGCCAGGGCCGGCACCCGGTGCTGGCGGTGTGCCTGGGCGAGCAGGCGGCCAGCCCAGGGCGCGACGGGCTGGAGTTCCGCGGCATGAGCGACGCGCTGTGCGCGTGGAGGGTGTGAGATGCCAGCACTGCTTGCGCCGCTGATCGCCGCCGCGCTCCCTACGTTGGGCGCGACGGCGGTAGCGGTCGCGGCCCACGGCATCGTCCTGGGCAGCGCCCTGGTCTTCGGCGCCGTGCAGCAGCGGCGCATGAAGGACAAGGCCCGCGCCCAGGCCAACCGCAACCTGCAGGACCGCACCGTCTCGATCATGTCGTCGGACGCGCCGTGGCGCATCGTCTACGGCGAGGCGGTGGTGGGCGGCACGCTCGGCGCCATCCTCACCAGCGGCGGCAAGGACCAGTACAAGCACGTGCCGATGATCTGGGCCGCGCACGAGTGCCACTCGATCGAGGACATCCTGATCAAGGGCTCGAGCATCGGCGCGCTGGACGGCAGCGGCAACGTGACGGGCGGCACCTGGGCATCTGGCAGCCCCAAGCTGGCCAACCAGAACGTCACCTTCAACGGCGCCGGCGCGGCGGCGCTGACGCATGCGCCGACCGCGGTGCTGTCGGTGTCGGTGCAGACCGCCACGATCGACAGCGACGGGCGCGCCACCGTGGTGGACGACCTGCAGGCCATCGGCTCGCTGGTGATCACCGGCAACACCATCCAGCAGGCCAGCCTGGCCGGCCTGTCGGCGGTGGTGAACTACCGCTACACGCCCACTGCCACGCCGCGGGTGCGCGTGCACCATCACCTGGGCAGCGCCACGCAGACCGCCGACGCGGTGCTGCTGGCCGAGGTGCCGGCCGACTGGAGCGCCAGCGACCGGCTGCGCGGGCTGTGCCATTCGATCATCCGCTACGACCTGAACGAGGCCGAGTTTCAGGCTGGCCCGCCACAGGCGACGGCGCGGGTGAAGGGCTGCAAGGTGTACGACCCGCGCACCGGCCTCACGGCGTGGAGCTCGAACCCAGCGCTGTGCACGGCGCACTTCTTGATGGCCGAATGGGGCAAGCGCGCGCTGTTCGCGCAGATCAACTGGCCCAGCGTGGCCGCGGCGGCCAATGCCTGCGACGAGCTGCTGACCAACGGGCAGAAGCGCTACACCTGCAACGGCAGCTTCGACACCGACGCCGACGTGGACGCCACGCTCAATGAGCTGTGCCAGTCGATGGCCGGCTTTGCGGTGTTCAACGGCACCTGGACGCTGCAGGCCGGCGTGTACACCGCGCCCGTGATGGCGCTGACCGACGACGACTGCGCCGGCTCGATCGAGGTGCTGGGCGGGCCCACCGGGCAGGAGGTGTTCAACGGCCTGCGCGGGCGTTTCTACGACCCGGCGCGCTTCGACCAGCGCACGGACTACACGCCGTACCGCAACGCCGCTTTCGTGGCCGAGGACGGCGGCGCGCTGTGGGGCGACCTGCCGCTGCCCTTCACCAACGCCGACTGGCGCTGCCAGAACCTGGCGCGCATCCAGGTGGAGCGCTCGCGCGGCATGCAGCTGGTGTTCCCGGCGAAGAACAGCGCGCGCGCGCTGCGCGCCGGCCAGCGCGTGACGCTGACCAACGCCTTCCTCGGGCTGAACGCCGATGTCTTCCGCGTGGTGAAGAAGGAGCGGCGCCTGGGCCAGCCGACGCTGCTGACGCTGGCGCAGGACGACGCCAGCATGTACGACGAGACCGACGCGCCGGCCAGCCTGAGCTCGCCCAGCAGCTTTGCGGTGAACCCCTTCAAGGTGGACGCCGTCACCGGCCTGGCCGTGGTGAGCGACATCACCGTGGCGCAGTGGAACCTGGACGGCACCGTCATCGGCAACACCTACGTGAGCTGGGACGCCAGCACCGACGCGCTGGTGCAGACGCTGGGCGCCATGCAGGTGGAGTACCGGGCGGCCGAGGCCTCGGAATGGACGCGCGCACCCGAGGCGCCGGGCGACAGCACCGGCATGCTGCTGCCGCGGCTGCCGGAGCGGCAGCTGTTCTTCGTGGCCGCGCGCTGGCGCAACAGCCTGGGCGTGGTGGGCGAGTGGCGCTATGCCCATGTTCTGACCGAGCGACTGCCGGCGCCGCGCACCGGCGCGAGCCTGGTGGATGCCACCTGGTGGGCACCAGGGGCGGCCTGGCCGTGGAGGCGGAACGAGACGAACGTTGGGGAAAACAGCATCGTCTACGGCATCGGGCCGCGCGATCTGCAGCAGGCCCTGTGGAAGTGCGTGGCGGCGGGTACGCCAGGCGCGGACCGGGATGGCGGATGGGAGGAGGGCGAGCTGAGCAGCACGCCAAGCAATGCGTTCGTTGTCAACCCGGCGCGCGCGTACCGGTTTGCCGTGCCCTTCATGCGCTCGGCCGGCACGGGCGAAGTCTATTGGGGGCCAGGCTGGGGATGGAATCAGGTGTGCAACCTGAACACGTCGACGCCGGCCAGCAACCCGTACTTCGCGTTCTGGTCAGGGATGGCCGCCAATCGCTGGTATCTGGCCGTGGGCTACATCTTCCCGGCCGGCTCGACCGGGCTGACGAACGCCGGAGCCGGCATCTACGACATGGAGACCGGCGCGCTGGTGCAGGCCGGCACCAATTTCTGCTGGGCGGCCGGCGCTACCGAGTGCAGCACGCGGGCCTACCAGTTCTATGCCAGTACCGGTGCGACGATCTCCTTCGCGCCCCCGGTGGTCGAGATGCTGGACGGCTACGACAGCGGGCGCGTCACCTACATTGGCGAGAAGCAGGTGACCGAGGGCGCCACCGTGGCCGCGGCCACGTCGGTGGGCAGCACCGGCTCGCCGGGATCGTCGGTGCGGGTGACCACGATGTACGGCCCGGGCATCGAGTGCATCGCCACCGACGAGCTGCAGATCGACGTGGCCGGTGTGCTGCGCGAAACCTTTTGGTCGCAGGCGCTGTATGCCAAGGTGGAGCTGTGGATGACCACGTCCACCACCTACCTGGGCACGCAGACCGAGATCGGCGGCGGCGCGCTGCGCCGCAAGTTCATGATGCCGGTGGACGTGTACACCGCGACCACCATCTTCCCGCTGGACTTCACGATGCAGCTGGCGCCCGGCGCCGGCACGCTGTGGTACCACCTGCGGGTGCAGATCACCTACATCAACGCGGCCGGCTCGACCGTGCAGTGCGGCAAGGACTACACCGCCGACGCCGAGTTCCGTATCTTCAAGCGGAAGCACTAGCCCATGCGCAAGTGGCACATCTACGACCTGCAGACCGGCCTTTTCACCGGACAGGTGCTGCTCAGCGACCGGGCCCCGGCGCCGCTCGACAGCGGTACCGAGCAGCGGCGCGAGGCCGGCGATGCCATGCCCTCTGCGCCTGGGCTGGAGCTGCCCGAAGGCTGCGGCGCCGTCGAGTGGCCGGCCAGCGTGGCGCTCAAGACCGCGGTGCGCCGCGTGAACCCCAAGACGGGCGAGGTCGAGGCGTTCCGGCCGGCCGCGCCGGCCGATGACGAGCTGCGCACCTGGGCCTGGGACGAGGCCACCGAACAGCACCTGCCCGTGCCGACCGAGACGGCGCTGAAGCTGCAGCGCGTGCGCGAGCTGCAGGTGCAGCTTGAGCAGAACGAGCGCGCGCAGGACCGCCCGCAGCGCGAGCTGCTGCTGGCCCTGGCTGCGGGCAAGGCCGTGCCGCCCGAGGCCGTGGCCAAGCTGAGCGAGATCGAGGCCACGGCCGCCACGCTGCGCGCCGAGATGGCCGCCACCACCAAGCGCTGACGCGCTACGGCGCCAGCAGCTGCATCAGCGCCAGCTGCTTGTCGGGGGACAGCTTGTCGAAGCGCTTGAGCAGCATGCGCTGCTGATCGCTGAGCGGTGTGCCCGCCAGCTGCGGCGGGGTTTCTTCGATGCGGTAACCGTGGCTGCGCCGGTCGCCGGCGACGCTGTCGCGCAGCCGCGTGACGACTTCCATGTTGAGGCTGCGGCCGTTGATCGTGGCGGCCCGGGCCAGCGTGGCGCGCAGGTCCTCCTCCATGCGCACGAGCGTGGGCTTCATGTCGCGCACACGCTCGGCTGCGGGTTTGGAGGGGCGGGCCATGCAAAGAAGTTTATGCGCGGGTACTTGCGCCGCGTGATTTCATGGTGTATCGTGATTCACAGTGAATCAAAGTGCATACACGGTATACATGAAGACAGACCGCCAATTCTCAGTGCTCACCGCTCGCGTGCCGGTGGCGCTGATCAAGCAGCTGGACAAGCGTGCCAAGCAGAGCGGCCGCAGCCGCAGCGCCGAGGTGCTGTTCCGGCTGCGGCAGTCGCTGAAGGGCGTGGTGCTCATCGGCGAGCAGGATGCGCCCGCGGCCGCCGTGCCGCAAGTGAGCACCGCTCGCGGAGCCACCCATGGCCGCTAAGCACGCATTGCGCCGGGCGGTGGCGCCCAACGTGTTCGAGGCCTTCCGCACGCTGGTGTTTCGCGGCGACGTTCCCACGCTGGCCGCGCAGATGGGGCTGAAGCCGGGCACGCTGTACAACAAGGCCGACGCCGGCGACGACACCCACAGCCAGCCCACGCTGCGCGACGTGGTGCTGGCCACGCAGGCCACCGGCGACCTGCGCGTGGTGGAGGCGCTGGCCGAGATGTTCGGCCGCGCCACCTTCGACTGCGCGCAGCACGAGTCCACCAGCGACGAGGCGCTGCTCGACCTGGTGACCAACCTGGCCGCCGAAAGCGGCGACTTCCACCGCGAGCTGGGCCACGGGCTGCGCGAGAAGCGCTTCAGCGCCGAGTCGCTGCGGGTGATCCGCGGCGAGGCCTTCGACATCGTGAGCGCACTCATGACGCTGGTGCGCCGGCTGGAGGACTACGTCGATGTCGACGAAGCCTGAGCGCCGCCTGCAGCACGCGCTGCCGCCCGGCATGGCCCCGGCCGCGCCGGTGGTGGCCGAACGCATGGTGTTCCTGTTCCGCGAGGCGCTGCTGCAGGCCTTCGCGCCCTGGAGGCCTGCCGATGGACACGCACCCGGCCCAGCCGCCGCTGCCGATGGACCTGCCGCTGCCCGACCTGGACGACCCCGCGGTGCTGGCCGCCGCGCGGCGCATCTACGAGCAGCGCCCGTACTGGCACCGCACCTACCCGTCGCTGGAAGCGGCGCTGGCGGATGCGCAGCGCCGGCGACTGCTGCTGATCTGCGCGCGCCGCGCCTGGCTGGCGCGCGCGGCGCGGCGCCGCTGAAGGCCGCGCGACGACGACGGCCGCAAGGCTGACCCCCGTTCCCAACGTGCCAGGGGCGCACAGACGCCCCGGCTTGACCGACCCCGATCAACTGCAAGGAGCAAGCGATGGACATGATGAGGCGATACCTCACCGAGGCCGAGCAGCAGGCGCTGCTGCGCGCCGCCAAGGGCAGCAGCGACCCGCTGGCGCTGCGCGACTACCACTGGATGCGGCTGCTGATCGGCACCGGCATGCGGGTGCAGGAGTTCGCGCTGCTGACGGCGCAGCAGGCCGAACAGGCGCTGGCCAGCGGCTGGCTGATCACGCGGGCCGAGCAGCGCAAGGGCGGCCGGCACGGCCATGAGTACCTGGTGACGCAGAGCGTGCGCGAGGGGCTGGAGGCGCTGCTGGAGCTGCAGTCCAGCGCGCTGCTGCGCTGCATCCACAACGGGCCGGAGCCGCTGGTGTGGGGGCGCGCGCTGGTGGCCGGCCAGGCGGACGGCATGTCGGTGCGCAGCTACCAGGCGCGCATGAAGCTGTGGGCCAAGGCCGCCGGGCTGGACCCGCGCATCAGCCCGCATTGGCTGCGCCACACGCGGGGCATGAACATCATCCATCGCTCGCGCAGCCGCAACCCGCTGAAGGTGGTGCAGCAGGCGCTGGGGCACGAAAGCATCGCCAGCACCGGCATCTACACCCGCATGGCGCGCGAGGAGTACGTGCGCGACCTGCAGGCCATCGACGGCGGGCGCATGAGCAAGCGCGCGGCGAAGAAGCTGGCAGCGGGGCAGGGAGGTGTGGCGTGAGCAAGAGCCGCACGCACAGCCGCGGCGGCGAGAGCGAGCTGTCGCTGGTGTGGTTCCGCTGGGGCGGTGGCGCGCGCCCCGGGTTCACGCACGTCTTCACATGCGGCCTGTCTTGGGTGGAAAGCGACCGCTGGCGGGTCCTCAATTCGCAGCAAGCCGTGGTCGACGACTTCGGCAACCTGGTGCCGGTGCCATGAGCATGCTGTCCGACGCCACCGCCGGCCGCCTGTTGCGGCGCCTGGACCCGGCCCGCCGGGTGGTGCCGATCAACCCGCGCGTGCGCACCCGCACCGGCATCGAGATCGGCAGCGCCTACACCGCGCCGCCGCCGCAACCCGGCCAGTGCGCGGCCGAGATCCAGCAGGCGCTGCTGCGCAAGCCGCGCCGGGAACGCCGCGGCCGGCGCGCCCGCCTGCGCCGCCTGGGCGGCAAGGTGGCGCTGCTGCTGGCGCTGTGCGGCCTGGCCTGGTGGCTGGGCACCGGAAGGCTGCCGCTGTGAGCGCGCGCCGCTACCTCGCGCCGGTGGACATCGCCACCGGCGTCTCGTCGTACCAGCCGCACGGCCGGCAGACGCAGCCCGGCTGGCACCTCGACCGCAACTTCAAGCACAACGAAAGCGGCTTCATCGACGCGCCCGACTGCCTGCCGCGCGGCGGCACCCGGGCGCTGGACAGCGGCGAGGAATTCACCGTGGGCATCTCGCACGTGTGGCGTGAAAGGACCTTCGCATGAACCTGATCGAATGCTGGGCGCAACGGCGCCCGACCACCCGCTGGCCCGTGCTGCTGCTTGGCCTGCTGCTGCTGGTGGGCCTGGGCGGCGGCATCACCGGCTGCGGTGGCAACGATGGCCCCGAGGTGCTGGCCACCGCGCAGTCCGACGCGCAGGGCGGCGATGCGAACACCGGCGCTGCGGTGCTGGTGCTGCCGCTGCCGGGCCCGGTGGTGGAACTGGCCACGGCGACGGTGGTGCGCGTGCGCATCAGCGCGCGGCTGCATCAGCGGGCGCACTACACGGCAGCGGGCAGCGCCAGCCTGGCGCTGCGCGAGCCCACGCCCACGGCCGCCAGTGCAGTGGTGCTGCCGCTGGCGGCGGGCGGCACCCGCGTCAAGACCCTGGACTACGCGGTGGTGCTGCGGCTGCCGGCGGGGCGCACGCGGCTGCTGGCCTGGCTGACGGTGCGCGCGGCCGACCCGGCCAACGGGTTGCCCACCGGTGCGCTGGGCCGTGCCGAGGTGATGGCCGACTGGGTGGTGGAGCGGCAGCCATGAGCACCGCCGTAGAAGCCTGTGCTGCGCGCGGCATCCGTGTGGAGCCGATGCAGTCGCCCGACCCGTGGGGCAACACCTGGCAGGCCGCCATACCGCGCCGCGGCCGCGGCGTGCAGCAGCCTCTGGCGGTGATGCTGGCCGAAACGCCCGAGGTGGCCGCGCGCGCCGCGCTGCAGTACGTCGGTGCCAAGGGGTGGAAGTCATGATCTACCGCATCACCCACGTGGACCACCACGGCCGGCGCCACCAGCTGGACATGGAAGCGCGCAGCCGCAGCGTGGCCGAACAGCTGGCCGAGCTGATCTACGGCTCGGCGCGCTACCTGGCGTGCATCTGCCTGCGGAGGCGGTCATGAGCCAGTGCGTCATCGACATCGAGGCCGACCGCATCGAGATGGGCGAGCCCTGGCGCGAAGGCGGCGGGCCCGTGCACCAGACCGTGCGGCTGTACCAGAACGGGCGCTGCGTGTGCCGCCTGCAGGCGGTGTTTCTGGACCCGACCGAGCACGCCGGCAGCGTGCGCTTCGTCAACGGCCGCGAGGCGGGGGAGAGGGACTGATGAGCGTTGTCACCTCGTGTCCGAAGTGCGGGGGCAAGTTGGTACTTCCCGCATTCCCAGGCGACGGCGTCTACGAGGCGCCGCACAGCTGCACGCTCGACGACCGCGTCGAGTGGATGCGCGCGCTGCGCGATGAAGACTTCGACGAGGGCGACTACGAGCTCGGGCAGGACGGCAAGTCGAACAGGTATCGCCCATGACCCCCTGCGAACAACAGCTGCGCCACCGCATGGCCGCCGCTGGCGCCTGGGTGCTGGCCACCGAGCTGCGCCAGGGCCTGCCCTTCAGCGAGGCGGTGCTCGACGACGTGCTGTCGGACATGGTGATCCGCGGTGACATCCTGTTCAACGCGCGCACGCTGCAGTACCGCCTGGCGGTGGGCCCGGCGGCGCGGCTGGCGGTGCAGCGCCTGGTGCGCGACGACCAGCCGCGCGCGATGGTGGGCCGCCAGGCCCGCGACGGCAGCTACCTGGTGGGCCTGGCCAGGCGCGAGGGCGATGCCGTGGTGTGCGCCGAGGTGGCCTTCGACTACCCCGGCGCTGAGGTGCTGGAGCAGCTGCAGCCTGCGGTGCTGGCTTGGCTGGGGCAGGCCGATGAGGTCTGAGCAGGCCACCCACCGCTGCGCCGCCCACGGCTGCCAGCACGACATCCCCACCCGGCTGCTGATGTGCAACGACCACTGGCGGCGTGTGCCGGCCAAGCTGCGCGGCCTGGTGTGGGACACCTGGCGCCGCCTGAAGCGCCAGCCCAGCGCGCCGGCGGCGCAGGCCTACCGCGACGCGGTGCGCGCGGCCGTCGAGGCCGTCCACGACAAACAACTGAAGCGCAAGGCGGGCGCAGACGCGCGCACGCCGCCGCTGTTCTAAGCACGCCCATGGCACATGACACCCTCCAACCGACCGAGCCTCGCCGATGAACTCAACGCCCGCATCGACTGCGAGGACCTGGCCTACAAGCTGGGGCTCGAACGCCCCGGCGACCGCGGCAACTTCCGCAGCCCGCACCACGCCGACAAGAGCCCGAGCCTCAGCGTCTACACGCGCGACGACGGGCGCAGTGTGTGGAAGGACTTCAGCCAGGACCTGGGCGGCGGCGCCGTCGACCTGTACATGCACGTGCGCGGCTGCGACTTCCGCACGGCCTGCAAGGACCTGGGCGAGATGTTCCGCATCAGCGTCGCCCCGCCGGCGCCCGCTGCCACGCAGGGCGAGCGGCGCGAGCGCCCGCGCGCCGAGTGGATTGCCGACAGCTGCCTGGCCGCGGTGCGCGACGAAGCCCCGCGGGAGAAGCTGATGCAGTACCTGCAGGGCCGCGGCATCGGCGAGAAGGCCATCCGCCACGCGCTGGACAAGCACACGCTGGGCTTCAACACCTGGCACAGCCCGACCATCCCGCGCGGTGAGGTCAACCACGGCGGCGAGGCGGCGGCCTTCATCGTGCGCACGCACGACACCGGCCAGGTGGTGGCGGTGGACATGCGCTACCTGGACGCCGATGCCAACGGCGGCGTCAAGACGCAGAGCCAGGGCGAGAAGGAGGGACGGCCCTGGTGCAGCGACTGGCGGCGCTTTGCCGCGGCGCGGCGCGTGTACATCGTCGAGAGCGCCATCAACGCGCTGAGCATCGAGACCTGCGCGATACCCGGTACCGCGGTGGTGGCCATGCGCGGCACGGCCACGGTGCGCAGCATGGACTGGCACCTGTTCATCGGCAAGCAGGTGGTGCTGGCCTTCGACAACGACAAGCCGCTGGAGCACGGCCCCAAGGCCGGCTACCGCCCCGGGCTGCAGGCCGCGTGGGCCGCGCACGAGGCGCTGATGGCGCTGGACGTGCCGGCGCTGATGCTGGACTACGACGACTGGGTGGACGACGACGACGAGCCGATCAACGACATCAACGACTACCTGCAGGCCCACGGCGCGGCCGAGCTGGCGATCGCGCTGCGCAAGCTGGAGCCCTGGCTGATACCCGGCCTGCCGGGCAAGGAGCAGGCGGGCAAGCCGCGCATCTGGCTGCCCTTCCACGACGTGCAGACCTACTGGCGGTACCGCGTGCGCGAGGACTTCACCAGCTGGGTGAGCAAGTACGACAAGGACGAGGATTCGGGCAAGGACAAGCTCACCTTCGAGAACGTGGCGGGCTTCCGCGTGGCGGGCATCAGCCGGGTGACGATCGCCAGCCCGACCAGCACGATGACGGGCGACAAGGACACGTCGCCCACCACGGTGTTTGCGGTGAGCGCGCAGGTCCCGCGCTACAGCCAGCGGCTGCTGCGCCGCGTGGTGCAGGACGAGCAGCTGCACAACGTGGAGGTGTGGAAGAAGCTGGGCCCGGTGTTCAGCGCGCCGGGCTTCCTGCGCATGCTGAACATCCTGGAGCGTGCGGCCGACATCGGCGCGCGCGACGCGGTCAACTTCGTCGGGCTGGCCTGGCGCAACGGCAGGCCGGCGGTGAACGAGGGGCCGGACTGCTACTTCACCGACCCGCGGCAGCAGTGCCCGTACAGCAACCTGGTCTTCCCCAGCGGGCCGGTGGACGATGCGCGCGCGGTGGTGGCGGCGTACCAGGCCACGTTCAGGGAGAACGCGGCGCTGCTGATGCTGGTGTGGGCGCTGGGCGCGCACCTGAAGGCGTACCTGGGCTTCTGGCCGCACTTCGTGCTGCAGGCCGAGAAGGGCGTGGGCAAGAGCACGCTGGTCAAGCGGCTGGAGCGCAGCATCGGCATGACGATGTTCAGCGGCCAGAGCCTGCAGACCGAGTTCCGCCTGCTCACCAGCCTGAGCTACACCAGCCACCCGGTGGGGTGGGAGGAGATCAGCGCGCGCAAGCAGGAGCTGATCAACAAGGCCGTCACCAACCTGCAGGAGTGCTACCAGTACGCGCACACGCGGCGCGGGGCGGACCTGATCGACTTCTTGCTGTGCGCGCCGGTGCTGCTGGCCGGCGAGGACGTGCCGGTGAAGAGCCTGACCGGCAAGACGGTGCGCAACCGGCTGACCGAAGGCGCGCGCGGCCCGCTGGTGCCGGAGGAGCTGCCCGTGTTCCCGGTGCGGCAGTGGCTGCTGTACCTGGCCGACGTGCCCAAGGCGCGGGTGATCGAGCTGCACCGCCAGTGCGTGGACGAACTGAGCAAGAGCTGCGTGGCCGGGCGCGACGGGGCGGGCGCCGAACGCATGCTGGTGAACTACGGCGCCATGCGCGCGGCCTGGACGCTGCTGTGCGACTTTGCCGGCATCGAGCTGAGCCAGGGCAACTTCCTGCGGGACCTGACGGCCGAGATGAACCTGCACGTGAAGGAGAGCGTCAGCGACCGGCAGCCGTGGGTGTGGATCGTGGAGACGCTGCTGAGCGAGATTGCGCGCGGCACGTACCGCTACCCCTTCACCTTCGACAAGACGCTGGAGGACGAGCCCTTCCTGGCGGTGCGCACCAGCCACGTGATGGACCACCTGGCGCGCGAGAACAACCTGCGCGAGTTCTGGGACCAGCTGCCGGTGAAGAGCGACCGCGTGTTCAAGCGCGCGCTGCAGACCGCCGGCGTGCTGGCCATCGAGGACGTGGAGCGCACCTGCCACGGCAAGCGCGTGGCGCACATGGTGGGGCTGAGCCTGCCGGCGCTGGAGCAGTACGGGCTGTATGCGGTGCAGCCGGTGGAAACGACGAGGGAGGCTGCCTGATGGAACGATTGACCGCACCGAACATGGCGGCCGAGCTGCTGAAGCTGCTGCGCGGGCAGTGGATGACGCGCCACGCCATCGTGCAGGAAATGGGGCTGCACCGCCAGCGCTGCAACCTGTGTGTGGAGGGGCTGCATGCCAACGGCCTGCTGATCGCCCGCCCGGCCGCGGTGCGGCGCGGCGGGTTCGATGTGCTGGAGTACACGGTGGCGCCGGCTTGGATGGGGGTGGAGTCGTGAAGCCCGAGCCCACGCCAGTGCTGTCGCGCCGCACCATCAGCAGCACGATGGCTGCGCGCGGGCTGCGCAGCGCTGCCGAGCTGGCGAAAGGCAAGCCCTGCGGCACGCGGGTGCGCTACTACGGCGGCTGCCGCTGCGATGCCTGCCGGGCCGCCAACACGGCCTACGAGCGCGAGCGCGCCGCGGCGCGCGCCCGCGGCGAAAGCGGCAGGATCGTCAGCGCCGAGCGGGCGCGCTCGCACCTGGCCATGCTGCGCAAGCAGGGCATTGGCTACAAGACGGCGGCCGATGCGGCCAAGGTGGCGCCGTCGATCGTGGCCAAGATCGTGTATGGCGAGCGCACCAAGATCCGCGCGCAGACCGAAGCGCGCATCCTGGCGGTGACCGAGGCCGCCGCGGCGGACCGTGCGTACATCGACGGCACCGAGACGCTGCGGCGCATTGGCGAGCTGCTGGCCTGGGGCTACACCAAGACGCGCATTGCCAGCGAGGTGCTGGGGCGGCCGGCACGGTCGCTGCAGATCAAGCCGGGCCGGGTGACGGTGCGCAACGCCGAGCGGGTGCGCCGGGTGCACGAGCGGCTGCGCTACGTGCCGGCCGCGCCGACGCTGCAGCGGCTGCAGGAGCTGTCGGAAGAGGGCTTCCACCGCAACAAGGTGGCGCAGCGGCTGGCCGAGCTGGCCGCGCGCAGGGGCTGGGACGTGCCCGACCTGGCGGTGCGCAACGGCCTGGTGCGCCACCAGGCCGCCGAGCTGGTGGCGCAGCTGCACGGACAACTGATCGAGCAGGAGGAAGACGCATGCGCGCACTGAGCATCCGCCAGCCCTGGGCCTGGCTGATCGTGAACGGGTTCAAGGACATCGAGAACCGCGACTGGGAGACCTTCTACCGCGGCCAGGTGCTGGTGCACGCGGGGCTGACGATGCCGCTGCGCTACTACGACGAGGTGCAGCAGTGGGTGGGCGAGGAATTCAACATCCAGCTGCCCGACCCCGCCGAGCTGCAGCGCGGCGGCATCGTGGGCGTGATGACCATCACCGGCTGCGTGCGCGAAAGCGCGTCGGTGTGGTTCCAGCCCGGCGGCTTCGGCTTCCAGCTGCGCGATGCGCGGCCGCTGCCGTTCCACCCCTGCAAGGGGCGGCTGCAGTTCTTCGATGTGCCGGGCGGGGCGGGGTTGCTGCGGCAGGCCGGGCAGGCGGCCTCATGAAGAAGCCCGCGCGCCTGGAGCTGAACAACAGCGGCAGCTGGAAGGTGCTGGGCCGCTTCGACGCGGCCGACGATGAGCAGACCAGCCTGGTGCTGGATGCCGCCGAGGACCTGGTGAGGACGCTGCACAACAGCGAGGACCCGAAGGGCTGCCCGACGCTGCGCGTGTCGATCGACAGCATCACGGTGCTGCTGCGGTGGGAGCTGGGGCTGGGGTGGCGGGACGCGGTGACGGGTGCGCCGGCATGAGCTGCCCCACGTTCCCGCAGGCGTCGCCCTGGGACGCGCTGCTGCACCGGCCGCCGGCGCGCCGCGCCAGACCCGCGCCTCCCGATGCACAGCCCGGTACCAAGCTGTCCGGCCTGTTGCAGCTGCTGCAGGAGCGCGGCAGCACAACCACGCTGACGCTGAGCGTTTGCGCCGACCTCAGTTCGCGCCAGGTGTGGGGCCTGCTCAAGCACCCGCGCCGCTGCGGCCAGGTGAGGTTCGACGCCGGTCGCTGGACGCTGTGCCAAGACTTCCCGGGCCGCGATGTGCAACTCGCCATCGAGCTGCTGCGCTCGAAAGGCTACACGGTGCTGAAACCAAAGGAGCAAGGCTGACCATGGACCACGGACAACAGAACCTGCCGCTGCCGGGCCCGCGCATCTCGCGCGTGACGCTGGCGCGGCTGCACAACCTGGGCAACTACGAGCACGTGCGCTACGAGGTGACGGTGGAACTGCCGCCAGGCACCAGCCCGTCCAGCGTGGTGCGCGAGCTCGAGGACACGCTGACGGCGCTGGAGCCGAAGCAGCCCGTCAGCAACTACGAGCTGGGCCAGGCCGTGCATCTGCTGAGCAAGCCGGTGCCGACGCTGCAGGACATGCAGCGCCAGGACGACGAGGACCCCTTCGACTCGACCACGCCGGCGCAGGCTTTGGAGCGGGCGCTGGCCGATCGCGCGCGCGCCGAGCGGCTGCTGAAGCGGCACGGTGACTGGAAGACGGCACGCGACGCGGCACTGCAGCGCTTCGACCGGCTGGGCGGGGTGGAGGTGTTCACCGATGCCAAGGACCGGTGGGAGGACAACTGAACCATGACAGGAGCGACCTCAATGACACGCGTGTATCTCAGCGGCCCGATGACGGGCATTCCGGACAACAACTTCCCCGCGTTCCGCGAGTGGGCCGCCAGGCTGCGCGCCGACGGCTACGACGTCGTGAGCCCTGCGGAGATCGAGGAGGCTGGGTCCTGGGAGATGTGCCTGCGCAAGGACATGCGCGAGCTGCCGACGTGCGACGCGATCGCGCTGATGCCGGGCTGGGAACGCAGCAAGGGTGCGCACCTGGAGCTGCATGTTGCCCACCGGCTGGGCATGGAGGTGATGCACCTGCCGCTGCAGTTCGACCTGGTGGCACATCTGCGGCGGCAGGCCGCTTTCAGCGAGCGCACCTTCGGGCCCGGCGCGCGGGTGCAAGGCGTCGTCGACCACATCCGCAAGGAACTGGTCGAGGTCGAGGACGAAGGCGGCCCGCTGGCCGAGTGGGTGGACGTGATCATCCTGGGCTTCGACGGTGCCTGGCGCAGCGGCGCGACGCCGGAGCAGATCGTCGCGGCCATCGTCGCCAAGCAGACCAAGAACGAGGGGCGGCGCTGGCCCGACTGGCGCACAGCCGAACCGGGCAAGGCGATTGAGCATGTGCGTGACGTTGAAGGAGTGTCGGCGCCATGAAGATGCTTACCGAGCAAGAGTACGAGCAGCTGCTGAGTCGCGCGCACGCGTTCAGCGCAGACGTGAAGGCGACTGCCGTGATGCTGGTGGCCGAGGCCGAGCGCCAGGGCCTGGTGCTGACGATCGAACAAGAGCCCTTGAAGCCGCTGGCCATGGGCCACTACAAGACGGTGGTGAGCGTGCGGCCGAAGATGAAGGCAGCGCCCCATGGCTGAAGCCACCGCCATCAGCTGGTGCGACAGCACCTTCAACCCGTGGGTCGGCTGCACCAAGCTCAGCCTCGCGTGCGACCACTGCTACGCCGAGCGATTGATGGACCATCGGCTGCACCGCGTGCAGTGGGGGCCGGGCCAGCCGCGCCAGCGCACCAGCGCCGCCAACTGGCGCCAGCCGCTGCTGTGGGAGCGCGAGCACGAGGCGTTCATGCTGGCGCACGGCCGACGCCGGCGGGTCTTCTGCGCCAGCCTGGCCGACGTGTTCGACAACGAGGTGCCGCCGGAGTGGCGCGCGGACCTTTTCGGGCTGATTCAGGCCACGCCGCACCTCGACTGGCAGCTGCTGACGAAGCGGATCGGCAATGCCTGGAAGATGATGGCGGACGCCTGCGGTTGGTCCATGGCGTCGCTGAAGCTGCCGTTGCCCAACGTCTGGCTCGGCGCCACGATCTGCAACCAGGCCGAGGCCGACCGCGACATCCCCAAGCTGCTGGCCGTGCCGGCGCGCGTGCGGTTCCTGAGCATCGAGCCGATGCTGGGGCCGATCGACCTTTTCGCTGTTCCTCGACCCAGGTTCGACGCCATGCCGGGCGCAGAGCTTCATGTGCTGCCGAATCTGGACTGGGTCATCTGCGGCGGCGAAAGCGGCCCGCAGGCCCGGCCGATGCACCCCGACTGGGTGCGCAGCCTGCGCGACCAGTGCGCTGCGGCTGGCGTGCCGTTTCACGTCAAGCAGTGGGGCGAGTGGACGCCGGACCCTGACGATGACCGCGGCTCTGTCGCATGGGGCATCACGACGAGCGGCGAACTGCTGAAGAACAACGCGGCATTCAACGCCCGCACCGGTGATGCCGAAGTGATGTTCCGCGTCGGCACGAAGCACACCGGCCGCCTGCTCGACGGCCGCACGCACGACGAGTTCCCCAGCTGCCTGGAGCGCGCCGTGGTGGGATGAACCATGATCAACCTGAACCACCCGCCGCTGTCGCCCGGCAAGCTGGATCGCACCGACTTCGACTACCTGCCGGCCGAAGCGCCGGACGACCTGGCCGAACCGCTGTGGTGGCGGCTGCGCTGGTGGCTCGTCGTCGCGGCGCTGGAGCTGCTCGGCGTGGCGACGTGGTTGTTCGGCTGAAGGGCGCGCCGCGCTTCGCAGCTATGGTCGGACCAGGTGGTCGGGCACCGTCTCCCAAGTTCTGCACTTTCGTCTGATCTCGCGCTTGAATGCCCTCAACAGGTCGCGATCGTCGACCGTGGCTTCAGGCAGGACCTCCTCCACTGCACTGAGCAATGCCGCGCGAAACTCCCTACTGAGGTGGTCCACGACGTTTTCGATGTTGACTTGTGCCAAAGCGAACTCCTGACAAGCTGGGACCGTGACACTAGCGGCTCGATCCCCCTGTTTCACTAGGGCATTCCCCGGACCGGGATCGCGGGATACCCAGGCAGGGGGGCACACCTTAAAACGGGGTTGCAAGAACAACAACGTTGGGAACCCGCCGATGAATCTGACCGATGACGACGACCCCCTGGAAGAGGTGGACGCGAACCTGCACGACGTGCACGATGGCCTGCAGGCGCTGCTGGTGTTGATGGCGGGCTGCGGCTCGGCCACGGCAGTGCCGGTGCGCGGCCTGCGCGTGCTGCTGCTGCCGATGGCCGACCAGATCGAGCAGGCGGCGCTGGCGTCGCAGCTGCTGCGCCAGGCGGAGCCGCCACCGCCCTGACGCCACCGCGCCCCCCTGCCTTTGGCCGGCCCGGCTGCATAGCCTGCCGGCCACGATGCGCAAGGACTGGTCCGATGAGCTGCAGCAGGTGACGTTCCGCTGCCAGGTGTGCCGCCACACCTGGTCGGCCAGGCCCGACCTGGTGGAGCCGGACGAGGACGCGCCGCACCACCCGTACCGCTACTTCGGCAACTGCCCGGTCTGCGATGCGAAGCACCAGCCGCAGGCGCCGTGGGAGCGGGCGCTGCTGAAGGCGCACCAGGCGTCGACCGGGCCGCGCACGCCGGCGGGCAAGGCGGCCACGGCGGCCAACCTGGCCGGGCACCCCACGCCCGAGGAGGCGCTGCGCACGCGCTTCAACGGCATGAAGCACGGGCTGAACGCGCGCACGGCGACGTACTTCCCCAGCAAGCCCGACGGCTACAGCTTCTGCAAGCGCTGCGATGTGGACCGCGACTGGTGCGACGCGCAGCCGGCCTGCGTGAAGCAGACGGAGCTGTTCATGCTGCACCACGCGGCCTTCGAGCAGCGCGACCCCAAGGTGCTGGCCCGCGTGCACAGCGACCTGCACGCGGCGCTGGTGGCCAGCCTGCAGCTGTGCATCCAGACGGTGCTGGGCGACGGGGTGGTGATCAAGACGCCGAAGCTGGAATGGGTGCTCGACAAGGACGGCGAGGGCCGGCACGAGCGCATCAGCTACGTGGATGCCAACGGGGAGCTGCGCTACGTCTACGACTACGCGGCCAACCCGGCCTTCAAGCCGATTGCCGACTTGGTGACGCGCCTGGGCCTGAGCCTGGCTGACCTGGGCATGACGGTGAAGGCGGCCGAGGACGAGGACGCCGAGCTGAAGGGCCGGCTGAACCCGGGCGTGCAGGCAGCCGAGGCGATGCAGGCCTTCGGCGAGCGCATGGCCGCGGCGCTGGAAAAGCTTCCCGGCACGATGAGCGCGGCGCGGGCCAAGGCCGAGAAGGACCCGGTGCTGCTGGAGCACCAGGCGCAGACCGGCGGGGGCGGCGCATCGTGAGGCTCAGTGCCGCGGAACGCCAGCGCTCCAGCCTTGTGGCGGAGGACGAGATCCTGCGCTACGCGGCGCCGGGCCCGGGCGGGCTGAAGCCGCATGCGCTGTGGCACAAGCACGTGCACAACGTGGAGCTCGACCCGGTGCAGGTGCTGAAGATGCTGGAGATGGACCGGCACCGCAACACGGTGGACTACAGCTGCCGGCGCACCGGCAAGACCAGCGTGAAGGAGATGTACAACCTGGAGCGCCTGGCCACCGAGCCCTACCAGGAATGCGGCATCGTGGCGCCGCGCATGCAGCAGAGCCAGAACAACCTGGACTACATGCTGGAGGCCATCCGCCGCAGCCCGATGCTGAGCGCCTATGTGGCCCACAAGCAGGGCCGCCCGCAGCTGAAGGACACGGGCTTCGAGCTGGCCAACCACAGCAAGGGCGGGGCCTACGGGATCATGAGCCAGATCGACGGCGATTCGATCACGATCGCGTCGCTGGAGGAGACGGACGACATGCCGCAGGAGCGGCTGCTGAGCCGCTTTCTGCCGATGCTGGGCGCGGCGCGCCGGCTGGGTGTGGATGCGGGGGTGGCGAAGTTCAGCCCCGAGATCCGCATCAGCGGGGTGTTCAAGGGCGCGGGGGTGCTGCAGAAGCTGATCGACACGGGCGAGTACCACGCGCTGCCGATCGTGGACGTGCACCTGGGCCTGGCGCTGGGCGTGCTGGACGCGGCCTGGGCCGAGAGCATGCGCAAGCAGCTGCCGCCGGACGAGTACATCCGGCAGTTCCTGGGGCGCAACATCCAGGCGCGCAACTGGATCTGGGAGGAGCACATCCGCAAGGCGCTGGCGGTGGGGCTGGAGGCCGGCATCGAGCGCGCGGAGCCGATGCCGGGCATGCGCTACAAGCGCCGCGGTCTGCTGAGCTTCGGCTACGACCACACCGGCCACGGCGAGACGCCGGCGGCCAGCAAGAGCGCGCTGGTGGTGGCCGAGACGCTGGGCAACTGGCTGACGCTGCCCTACGTGAAGCTGTGGCCGGCGGGCACCAGCGACCAGGCGCTGCGCCGCGACCTGGTGGCGCTGTGGGACTACTTCCGCCCGGACTATGCGATCGGCGATGCCTACGGGGTGGGCATGTTGACGGCGGTGAATGACGACCTGTTCCGCCAGGGGCTGACGCCGGTGAACCGCGAGACGGTGGGCGACGGGCAGAGCAATGCGTCGGCCTGGAGCGGGTGGGCGTTTGCGCCGATGCGCTTTGAGGGGATGACGAAGCACGTGATGGCTTCTGCCGTGCGTGAGGCGTTCCACCACGGGCGGGCGGCGATCCCCTACGTGGACACGGGCTGGGACGGCGAGGCGCCGGAATGGCTGGCGCTGGTGCGGCAGCTGGGGAACATGAAGGCGGTGCCGACGAAGGCCAGCTACTCGAGTTTCCAGATGGCGGACCAGAAGATCGGCGACGACCTGTTCGACGCGACCATGGCCGCGGTGTATGCGCTGCTGACGCGCGGGCTCGAGGATGCGCCGGCGGTGATCCAGAGCCGCAAGGTGGGGCGCGAGCAGCTGCTGGGCAGCGGGCTGGCGTTGTTGAACTGACCGGGTGGAACTATGGAGTCGAGACAGGTTGCCTTTTGGGGCTGCATCGTCAGCTGCAGTGTCTGGACTGCCACGGGCTCCAGCCACTGGCACTACGTCACTGCCGCCGTGTGGCTGGTGGCCGCCGCGGTGTTCCTGGTGTGGCCGCCGAGATGACGCCTTACCTTCCCGCCGACTGGATCCGCTGCCGGCCAGGCTGCGCCGCCAAGCGCGACACCTGCGGGCGCTTTCTGGCGCCGCTGCCGGAGGCCGGCGCGATCGTCGAGGACTTCGCGAAGGTCTGGAACCTGTCGAAGCACGGCACCTGCGCCTGGTACCGGGCGGCGAGCCGTTGCACGGTGCAGGAGTTCACGCAGCCGGCGCGGCGGGTGCATGGGCCGCTGGGCGGGGGTGCTTGAACCATGGGCCTGCTGTCACGAACCTTGCGCAACCTCGCCGGCGGCGGCCTGGGCTTCTTCTGCCCGGGTTGCCGCGAGATGCACCTGGTCTGGACCGGCGAAGGGCCGGCGCCGCGCTGGGGCTGGAACGGCAACGCGGAGAAGCCGACGTTCACGCCCAGTGTGCTGGTGAGGGGGCATTGGTACACGCCGAAGGGTGAAGCCGATGAGCAGGCATGGCAGGACGCAGGATGCCCGGCTCCACGGCCAAAGTTCGAGACCGCCGATACGTGCTGCCACAGCTTCGTCACCGATGGCCGCATCCAGTTCCTCGGCGACTGCACGCACGCACTGGCCGGGCAGGCCGTCGACTTGCCCGACATCCCCGCCATGAAGACGAAGGACGCCTCATGACCTACCTGAAGACCCTTGCCACCGCCGGCGCCGACCTGATGCGCGCGGCGCTGTCGCCGCTGTACAGCCGCCCCGCCGGTGAGCGCGGCGACCGCGTGTCGGCCGACACGGCGCTACGCCGCATGTACCGGCAGTTCGCCATCAGCACCGAGGTGCGCGACAAGATCCTGCTGATCCGCGACATGGAGGCGCGCGACGGCCGGGTGAAGAGCATCCACGGGCGCATCTGCCGCGACACCATCCGCGGGGGGCTGGTGATGCAGTTCCACGAGGAGGCCAGCAGCAAGACGCTGCGCCGCGAGTGGCTGGCCTTCGAGCAGCGGCTGCAGCTGGACCGCGTGCAGAAGCTGCGCAGCGATGCGCGCGGCCTGGTGTGCGAGGGGAACCTTCCGCTGCAGTTGGTGCTGGACGACAGCCAGCGCGTGGTGGCGGCGGTGCGCATGCCGGCGGAGACGATCGTGCCCATCGTGGACATGTCGGGCCGCTTCAAGAACCCGGCCGGGGCCTACGAGCAGCGCGACACGCTCACCGGCCAGGTGCTGGCCACGTTTGCGGCCTGGCAGCTGCAGCTGGCCCGCTTCGACCCGCTGAGCTACGACGACATGGGCGAGATGGGCCGCCCCTTCCTGGACGCGTGCGTGACGACCTGGCGCAAGCTGGTGATGACGGAGGAGGACATGGTGATCCGCCGCCGCCAGCGCGCGCCGCTGCGGCTGAGCCACGTGCTGGAGGGCGCCACCGAGGACGAGCTGAACAGCTACCGCAAGGCGGTGGAGGGCGAGAAGGGCGAGATCTCGACCGACTTCTACAGCAACCGCAAGGGGGCGGTGAACGCGATTCAGGGCGACGAGAACCTGGGCGAGGTGGCCGACGTGGTGCACCTGCTGGACACGTTCTTCGCGGGCACGCCGGCGCCGAAGGGGCTGTTCGGCTATGTCGACGGCCTGGCGCGCGACGTGCTCGATGACCTGAAGCGCGACTACTACGACGAGATCGACCACCTGCAGGACAGCCTGGCGGCCGAGTACGACGCGGCGTTCCGCATCCACCTGCTGCTGCGCGGCATCGTGGCCGGGCCGGAGGAGTTCACCCTTCGCTTCAATGAGCGCCGCACGGAGACGCCCAACCAGGTGGCGGACCTGGCGCTGAAGCTGATGGCGCTGGGCTTCCCGCCGCCGACGGTGTGGGCGGAGATGGGCTACGACCCGGCGAAGATGCTGGAGGCGGTGGAGGCCTGGGGCCAGCGCGCGGACCCGTACCCGCTGGTCCCCCCGGCCCCCCCGAACGGGGGCAACCCTTCGGGGGCCCGCGTCAGTGTGACGCCGGGCAACGCCCGCAAGGGGGAGAGCGCCACGGCCATCGGCGTGGCGGGCAGCAACGGCGGCCGCGGCCGCGGCTGACATGCGCGTGGAGGTGCCGCTGGATGCGATGCCGCAGCTGCGCCGTGTGCTGGGCGAGCTGCAGGTGCCCTATTCGCTGCTGGAGCTGGTGGATGCGGGCTGGCAGGTGTACGTGATGGCGCCGCGCACGCCGGAGCTGGTGGCCCGGCTGCAGGCCGCCGGTGCGAGGGTGGCGCCTTGAGCACGGCGGCGGCGATCCGCCGCGCCAGCCAGCAGGCGCGCCATGCGATGGAGCGGCTGGACGCGGCGGCGATGCAGGAGCTGGTGCGCATCTACGGCGAGGCGGCCGAGCAGGTGCGCCAGGCCATTGCCGCGGCGTCGACGGGGGCGCGGGTGCTGCTGGAACAGCTGCGCGCGCTGATGGGCCAGATCGAGCAGGTGCTGGATGCGCTGGCCACGGCGCGCACGGCGGTGCTCGAGGGGGCGCTGCAGCAGGCGGCGGAGCTGGGCGTGCGGCCGCTGACCGCTGCCGGCCTGGCGGCCACGGGGCGGGCCGCGGCGCCGGCGCTGACGGGTCTGGAGGCGCTGCGCGTGGTCGACCAGGCGGTGCGCTTCGTGCAGGAGTTCCGCGCGGCGGATGGGCTGGTGCTGAGCGATCGGCTGTGGCGCATCGACCGCGGCGCGAAAGAGGCGCTGGGCCGGGCGATCGAGCAGGCGGTGGTGCAGGGCTGGAGCGCGGACAAGGCGGCGCAGGAGCTGCTGCTGCGCGCGCTGCCGGTGCCGCCGGCGACGCAGGCCGCGCAGGCGGCCGCGGCCGTCGACCGCGTGCAGGGTGCCGCGGCGCTGCTGAAGGACCCGCAGGCGGGGCCGCTGGCCAGCAGCCTGCAGGTGACGCGCACGGAGCTGAACCGCGCGCACGGCGAGGCGTACATGGCCGGGGCCGAGCAGGCGCCGGGGGTGGTGGGCTTCCGCTTCCTGCTGTCGCCCAGGCATCCGAAACCCGACATCTGCGACCTGCTGGCCAGGCAGAACCTGCACGGGCTGGGCAAGGGGGTGTACCCGACGCGCGAGGCCACACCCTGGCCGGCGCACCCGAACACGCTGAGCTTCGTGGTGGCGGTGTTCGCCGACGAGGTGACGGATGCCGACCGGGCAGGGCGCGAGACGACGCTGCAGGCGCTGGGCCGGCTGGCGCCGGAGCTGCGCGCCGGGGTGCTGGGGCCGACGAAGGCCGACTACTTCGACCGTGGGCTGCTGACGCGCGGCATGGTGCGCAGCAAGGTCAGCGCGGTGCGTGAGCGGCTGCAGCGGCGTGGGGTGGGCTGAGGCAGCCGCTCAGTCGCTTCGCAGCGTCAGGGGCGCCACGGCGGCTGAGGTCATCGCCGGCACAGCGATGCCAGGGCCAATCGTGATGGGCTCGGGGAACCGCAGCACGATCGCACGAGGGCGCCAGAACGCCCACCAGCGCCAACGCGGGTTGGGTACGAGCGCGCCGGCGATCTGGCCCCAGTCGGCACTGGGTGTCGGGAACGTGATGCGATCCATGCGCCGCACTCTACCGAACCCACCAGATCGGCGCCAGAGCGCCTGAAACCCGTCGGCCCGTGCCTTGGCATCGGCCAGGCCCTTTTGCGGGCTCCTGGCCCGTTCTGGCAAGCCCGGTTCTGCCGCTGCCGCGTGCTCCCCGCTCCCCGCACCCCACAAAGTCGTTGCTCCGCGCCGGTCAGGGTTCACCCTTAAGCGGCGGGGGCCGGCATGGGCGGGGAAACCCTCGGTTGCCGTCCACGGGGACCCCAGGCATGCTCCAGAAACCCGTGGACCCGTGGTTACAAAGTGCCAGAATCGTTGCGGCACTAAGCGCGGACCCTGCGTATACACGCAGTGATATTCCACAGGTAGGGTCATTTTCTCCACGGAATCGGCCTGTTGTTCCACATGTCGGGTTTACCCGCATACTCCCCATATTATTACTTAACTCTTTGATTTGATTGAAGAAAGAGAAGAATGAAGGGGGAGCGGACTTCCACAGGTCTTAATCGAGCGTCAGCTTTGTAACCACGGGTTGTGAGGGCCTTCCACGGGTTTTCGGTGGAAGCCGTGGAAGGCTAAGTGCTTGTCGCGCTTTGGTTTTCCGGCAGAATCGGGGCTCTTCCACGGATCCACGCGAGAAATGCCCCTACCCCCCCTGGGAGGCTCGATTTCTGCCCCGGGTTTACCCTCGGGCGCCATCGACGACCAGGCCGCGATCGACGCGTGGATGGTGCATCTGGGCTCGGCCAAGGGCCGCCGGCCGCGCACGCTGGAAACCTACGGCCTGGCGATCACCCGCCTGCAGGAGTTTCTGGCCGGCAAGCCGCTGGTATTGGCCGAGGCGGCCGAGCTCGAGGCCTTCGCGGGTATCTGGCTGCACAAGCGCGGGGTGGTGGCCAGGTCGCGCAAGCCGTATGTGTCGGCGGTGCGCGGGTTCTATGCCTGGCTGCAGCGCCGTGGCCACGCGCGCGGCAATGCGGCGGCCGAGCTGCCGCACCCCAAGACGGGCCGGCCGTTGCCTTCGGCGCTGAGCCTGGTGCATGCCGAGAAGCTGATGTGGGCGCCGGACCTGGGCACGTTCGCCGGCATGCGCGACGCGGCGATGCTGGCGCTGCTGATGGGCTGCGGCATGCGGGTGAGCGGCCTGGTGGCGCTGAACGAGGGCGATCTGCGCACGATGGACCTGGGCGGCAAGCCACGCATGGTGGTGCGGCTGACCGAGAAGGGCGAGAAGCAGCGCGACCTGCCGGTGCCGCGCGAGGCCGAGATGCTGCTGCGGGTGTACCTCGATCACGAGGGGCTGCGGGCGTTCGATCGTGATGTGGTCGACGGCAAGGGCAGGGCGGACAAGGTGCTGTTCGTGAACACCAACAACCACAGCGTGCCGCCCGACCAGTACCGGGGCGAGGCGGTGCGCATGCGCCGGCACAACGTGTGGCGCATGGTGCAGCGCTATGGCCGCCGGGTGGACATCCCCGAGCGCGAGCTGCACCCGCATGCGTTCCGCCACCTGGTGGGCGTGCAGCTGGCCGAGGCCGAGGAGGACCTGCTGGTGCGGCAGGAACTGCTGGGCCACAGCGACCCCAAGAGCACCAGCATCTACACGGCCATGGCGATGGTGCGCAAGGCGCGCGTGCTCGATCGCGCAGGGCCTTTGAGCCAGATGAAGACGCCGGTCAGCGAGCTGCTGAAGCGGCTGTAGGAGCAGCGAGCATGGCGATGCAGACGCCCGTCGGTCGAACTGGGGCACACAACGCTAAGAGGGGGGCCCGGCCGCAGCGGTGGTTGCCTGGGTGTGCTGTGGGGTTCTCGTGCGTGCTCCGAACTTGGCTCGGGAGCGGGCTAACTCGGCTGCGTGTCCGAGGAGAAAGCGCAGTGGATTGCATCCTGCTGCCTGGGGAGGTGGTGCGTGGCTGACTCTGAAATGCGCAGTGCAGTGCATGCAGCGAGCACTGCTGAGCCCGGGGTGGGGGGTCGGCAGGCCCTGTCCGACCCCCCCCAGGGGGGAGGTGGGTACCTGGACGAATGCACACCGCCAGAAGTCGCGCAGGACCTTCGGCTGCGCGAGCTGCAGGAGATCGGCCTGTCGTCGACCTGGCTGTCGGTGGCGCGGCTGCTGGGCTACGACGCCTTCGTCGCCATGTGGCGCCTGCTGTCGTCGAAGCCCGAGCTACGCGACGACGACGACCAGATCGAGCTGCGGCTGCGGCCCTTCCGCAGCTACGAGCGCTACCAGCGCAACCGCTACATCGACACGCTGGTGGCCGCCGGGCTGAAGCCCATCGAGATCTACGCCATGGTGCACAGCGAGCTGGGTGAAAAACTCAGCCGGCGCCACATAGAGCGGCTCGCCCAAGCGAGCCGGAAGCGTTCATGATCGATCCGATGCCACCGGTTTCAGAACCCAGGCCGACCCGACGCCAAACGCTGCGTCGCACTTCGGGCAGACGGCACTGTCCAGCGGTATGACTGCACTGCAGTTCGGACACTGCCCCTTCGGCTTGGCTGCCAGCGCCTTGTCTGCCTCGGCCTGTGCCGCCACCGCGGCCTCTCGCCGCGCGTTCTCCTCGGCCGCGTGCGCGGCCACGTCACTGCCGCAGTGCTTGCACTTGATGGCCTCAACCCTGATGGGCTCCGCGCAGAAGGGGCAGGGTCGCAGGCTGGCTGCATCCTCTTGCTGCTTGGCAGCCGTTGCATTTCGCCGCCCGCCAACCACCATCATGACCACCCCGCCGATGCCCAACAGTGCGAAGGTCAGCAGCATGTTCTGCTGCTGTTGCATGAGGCCGATGTTGTGGACACGCCGCCCCGGGTCTCCCGTTGACACGCTGGTGTCCATCGCCGACGAACCAATGAAGCCAAGCACGCCGATCAGAAGCGCCACGAATCCCCAGACCCTCATGAGCAGTCTCCACTTCGTTTGGATCGCTCGAATCATGCCGCTTGACACTGCGCCTTTCGTAGCCGTACATTCCCCACGCCCCCGCACATCGGGGGTCGGGTGTGAGAAGCCCGGTGCATCAGCGGCGCAAGCCGCATCGACGTGTCGTCTGCGGCTTTGTCGTTTCTGGACCGCTTTTTGGCGGCCCAGGCGGGGAGCCGCAAGGCTCGCCGGTTCAGCTCCGCTGGTGCCCGGTCTTCTCAACCCGTCTGGGCTGCCGCCTTTCGTGAGAAGAGGGGCTGCAGCAGTTCCAACTGCACCACGGAGGGCCCATCATGGCCGCAAGCAGCTTCACCATCCCCCGCCCCGACCTGGCCGACCCGGCCGAGCAGGAGCCCGTCGTCCTGCACGACGACTTCCGGCGCATCGTCAGCGACACCGCGCTGAGCTTCCACGCGCTGAACCTGGTGCAGCGCCTGCTGCGCGGCGTGCCCATCGAATCGCCCGTGGACGACGTGGGCACCTCGGGCGGGCTGATGGTGCTGCTCGAAGGCATCCAGGGCCGCCTGAACTTTGCCGTCGACGGCCTGGTGGAAACCGCCGCCAAGCTGGGCATCGAGGACAACCCCGTGGACCTGCGCGGCGGACTGCTGTCATGAGCGCCGCTACCAACCTGCGCCCGCTGCTGGCGCCGCAGATCGAAGCCCGCCGCGTGCAGCTGCTGCAGCTGCAGGCGCAGATCCAGACGCTGGAGCGTGCGGCCGAGCTGGACGCATCCAGTGCCTCGCCGGACGTGCTGCTGGCCCTGTACCTGGGCCTGGGCGGTGCCAAGGCGGCCGCCAAGCACTGCAACGCCCAGGGGTGGCATCTTCCCGGCGTCAAGGGCCCGCGCTGCTGGGCGCCCGACGACGTGTACGAGCTGGTGCGCGGCGCCGCACAGCCGGCCGACGCCGGGCTGCGCGCCATGGCCCGCGCGCGGCTGCAGGGCCCGCCGCGCACGAGCTTCCCCGACTGGCGCTGACACTGGTGAAGTACGGCCCGCTTTTCACACGACACGGCCGGCGTGCCGGCCTACAGTCGCAGGTCCCATGAAGCGGGCCGTCATCTACGCCAGAGTCAGCACCGATCGCCAGGCCGAAGAGGGCCTGTCGATCGACAGCCAGATCGAGGCCTGCCACCGCAAGGCCGCCGAGCTGGGCGCAGTGGTGATCCACGTGTTCAAGGACGAGGGCATCTCCGGCACCACCAGCGCCCGCCCGGGCTTCCGCAGTGCCATCCAGCGCTGCGAGGCCGGCGACGTGCAGTACATGGTGTGCTGGAGCAGCAGCCGCTTCGCACGCGACCAGCACGACGCCATCGTATTCAAGCGCACGCTGGTGGCCAGCCGCACCAAGCTGGTGTACGCGCAGTCCAGCGTGGACCTGGAGTCGAACGACGGCTGGATGCTCGACAGCTTTGCGCAGATCATCGACGAGAGCTATTCGCGCCAGGTGTCGGCCGACACCAAGCGCAGCATGATCAAGGCCGCCGGCGAGGGCTACTTCATGGGCGGGCGCGTGCCGTACGGCTACCAGGCGGCGCCGGCGCCGGACGGCAAGCGCCGCCGGCTGCAGCCGCTGGAGCCCGAGGCCACCGTCATCAAGCTGATCTTCCGGCAGGCGCTGGAGGGCAAGGGGGCGTACTTCATGGCACTGGAGCTGAACCGCCAGGGCCTGAAGATGCGCGGCAAGAAATGGAGCAAGAACACCGTGCTCCACATGCTGAAGAGCGAGGTCTACATGGGACGCGTCATCTACAACCGCTTCGACCGCAAGAGCCGCATGCAGCGCCCGCCCGAGGCCTGGGTGCGCGTGCAGTCGCACGAGCCGCTGATCACCGACGACGACTTTGCCAAGGTGCAGGCCGCCCTGGAAGGGCGCGCGCCAGGCGTGGGCCAGTCACCCGGCACCGCCCAGCATGTGTTCAGCGGACTGATGCGCTGCGGGCTGTGCCAGTCGTCGCTGCAGATGACCAACGGCACCGGCCGCAACGGCAAGCTCTACCACTACTACGCCTGCAGGGGCGACCGGCAGGGCAAGCCCTGCCCGCTGAAGCCAATACCGGCCGACGCCTTCGACAAGCGCATGCTGAACGACCTGCTGGACAAGGTGTTGAACGTCGACGTGATCCAGCGCGTGCTGGACCACATGGACGCCGCCGCGGCCCGCTGGGTGAAGGACCGAGCCGCGCGGCGCACGGCCATGGTGCTGGAGTTGCGCAACGCCGAGCACAAGCGCGAGAAGATCTACGAGATGATGGAGACGCTGGGCAAGGACATGCCCGACATCCGCGGCGCGCTGAAGCGCGTGAACGACCTGACCGACCAGGTGCAGCGCATGGAAGTGGCGCTGATGAACCTGGAGGACGAGCCCGACCCGGTGGTCGGCCCGCTGACGGTGACGGCGCAGGAGGCGGCCGATGTGATTCGCCGCACGCTGACGCAGGCTGCCGACATCAAGGCCGTGCGCGCCTACGTGGCGACCATCGTGGAGTCGATCGAGGTCGACGACGATACGGTGACGGTGCACTACAGGCCCGATTGCCTCGTCGTGTGTACCGACGGGCAACCGGTTCGTAGCAAGCACAAGTGGCTCCTCGACCTGGGCTCGAACCAGGGACCTACGGATTAA